CTTTTCAAAGGAACACTTAAATCGCTTTTCTTCTTCCACTAATGCAGGATAGCGATTATAGTCCATTTCAAAACGTGATTTACATTTCTTTCCTAATCTTCCCTTTCTATCCGCTTCCACAGCTTCCATAAGTTCGAGAATGATAAGGCAAAGGAAGTGTTCTTCACTCAGTCTTTTATCGTGGAAACCATGCTCACAAGCTGTTTTGTAAGCTATATTCCGTAGTTCGTTCAAATTAATATTTTCCATAATCATATAAGTTTTAATGCTTCCTGTAAACCTGCTTCAAGTGCGTCTTCGTAGGTGACATATACTTTATAGCCATTCCCTTTGTTTATTTCGTTCTCCATCCAGTCGCTTTCTTCTGTTGGAACATTGAAATCACAAAAAGAAAGCGTCCATCTTTTTCCAATAACAGGTTCTACATATACATACACACCTCTTATTTCACGCAGCCACTTTTGTGCAATGGACTGAGTGGGACGACTATAACACAATTTTGGCAAATTCTTATTCGTTCGGAACACAGATTGCATTATCCGATTATTGTCCTCTTTAATAATATCTTTACAATACTCATTGAATCCTTTCTCTTTCAGCAACTTTGCTGTTTCTAATGTTACAAGTTCTTCGGTCATAATTTTATTCTCCTTTTAATTTCTTTATTAGCGCATCAGTGAAACCAAGGCTCCATTCTGCTTTCATATTTAATCGAAATACATTACTTTCTTACCTATACATACCTTGAACCTTGAAAGAGATTCACTATATTGTGTAATATTATTGGGATTATATTTGTTAACAAAACATCCAGTACGTTTATGGTATCTGACACAAGCATTTTCAGGAGATTTAGCCAATATTTCTTTCTCATCGCTAAAACTAAAAAATAAACTATCTCTATATGATACCTTATACCACTTTACTTGGCTTCTTATCTTTTTAAAATACTTTGCTTTCATTATTCCTCCTTTATTTTAAAGTGTTCAATCAGTTCATTTACGGTAGCCTTGTGAACGGTATCCGTATTGACATCAATATGATAGTAGACCCAATAGGTAGAGAACTTGGTTTTAGGACACAGAATCCACTTATCCCCATCGGTAAACCATTGGTACTTGTCTGTATCATCCCTCAATGTAGCTATAGCTAGGAAAAGTTCCTCGTTCGTTCCGCAATCAATCCTTCCTTTCTTGGTTACGGTATCTATATCATATATCACCCCATATAAATTCCCATAAGATGTTATGATTGCTCTTCCTTCTTCAATGCTTTTATGACTTCCATTGCCGTCATAATTATGTGCATCTAAGGTTGTATTACCAGAATTAAGTATTTCATATCCCAACTCTTCCAGCTTCTTCCGAAGTTCCGGTGTGTTTTTGCGTATAAAACACTGTGTTGTAAATCCCATAATTATTCCTCCTTATCTATCTTAATATCAGTTACTTTACCACGACAGACAAATCGCTGGTCCATATTGGGGTTGTCATAAGCTATATCGCAAATGATTTCTGAACTATCATCGCACTCATTTTGTAATGAGCACTCATCACATATTCCAACGCACAATTCATGTAGCATCCCGTCTATTATTATTCCGTTCTTTACTTCCATATTCAATCTCCTTTCTCTTTAATCCGTTCAAGCACATCCCTGTTGGCTTCGAGTATTTCATCGAAAGAGGGGATAGGAAGCCATGCTTTTATTACGCCTTCATCGTAGAACAGGTGAGAATATTCTCCGAGTTCTGCAAACTTATTCCATTTTTTAAAGAAATAAACTTTCTCAACAACAGCACCATCAGTAATAAAGTAATATCCACTCTCTTCCGGCAACCGTTCATTAACACTTATCCAAGGAGATTGCTTCGAATGCCATTCGGCACCTTGAACGAAATTCATCTCTCCAAACTTTGCCAAATCTTTACCAAACAAAGTTCTGTCAACTGTCCTGTGATTAAACAGGATATTTTCTCTTGCCGCTTCTTCTACTGTCTGTTTCATATCAAAATACTATTTTAAAATCTTTACCTTTCAATGTAGGAAGCCTGTCGGTGACAAACTTCTCCAGTTCCTGTTCGTCTATCGGGAATAACGGGCAGTATTGGTATCTGAATGTATGTACAAATCGCCCGTCAAGCATTACATCAAAAACCAGTGTTTTCATAATTTATTAACTTTTGTCCATAAACTAAATTCGGTATAGAGATATTCCCATATATCCCTGTAACGGTATTTGTCGTTTGGGTATTGGCAACGGACACAATAATCCGTCTTATATAAAACCTCATAGATTACTCCCCTGTGTTCAAACAGTTCGTTACTATCAAGGGTTCCTACTTCTACCTTTTCCATCATCGTAAACAAAAATTACTACTTTACCAATTCTATCGTAGGGCATTGATAAGACCAAACATATAAGCCCATATCCGACATGGTTCCATCTTTTTTCACCTTGTTAAACAATGGTTCAATATTGTCAGAAAAATCAATCCTATAATCCTTGACATAGGCATATCGTTTTGATTCATTAGTAGTAATACACACCTTGCTTCCGATAGGATACTTTGCATTGGATCCAATGTACTCCTTCTTTAATTTTATCATTTCGTTCTTCAATTCATTCATCTTTGAATTGATAATTTCTTTCTTTGTTCTAAATTCTTCTTTAGTCATAGATATACACGTTTAACATTTTGACAAAATCTGTAACACAATAAGCCATACAATGACAATCATCAATCGTCCAACATATTTCCACATATAGCTTTCATTATCATAGCAAAAACAATTCCAAAAAGCATAAATTCACTCCTTCCTAACATTATTGTCCACCCACCTCATTGCGCCCTTTAACGCATCAGATGTGGACTTATAAAACATATCTACAAAGATATTCATCCGTTCGCCTTTTATTATTCGGTACATGAAGTCTTTTTCTCCTGTGACCTCTATTGTACATCCCTTATAATATGCTACGTATTTCTTTCTCATACGGCAAAGATATAGTTTATTGGTTTTCCAACAACTTTTTATTAACTTTTATTAAGCGTTTTTCCCAGTCGTTCAGATTATCACCCGTATTAATTTTCTCCATAACCGAAGCTATATCAAAAGATTTGCATTTTTCATACAGATCACTCATTGTCGTTCCTTGTATGATAACTCCGTTCTTTTCCCCGGAAAAATATCCGTCAACACTCTCTATTACGTCCCATTTTCTCCCTTCTAGGATAGCTTGTTTATTGTTCGTTCCCATTATATTTAGCTATTATATTATTCATTTCATTGTTCTTGGCTTCCGTAAGACCTAATTCGGATATATTTTGAAGCGCAATCTCACATTGTTGACTAATGTATGAGATTTCATTGACATCAATATCACGGTTATCGTATATAAACGCTTTCCCTAGCTTAACAGCAAGGCCTTGACATATATTCCCGGCAACTTTTTCAGCCGCTATAATGTTAAAACAAATAATTTGCTTAATACTTAGTTGATTGCTCGTTCCCATATTCTTTTGTTTTTAAGTTAGTAATTGTTCCCGGTAGCGGTGGCGATCCGCTTGTTGTTCTCCATACCGGGAAAATAGCATTATTTCCGCTTTATTTTAATTCCCTGAATGAAACCGTTTCAAAATCGCTCTTGATAATCTCTATCTGTACAGGCTTAACAAAGCGATCCAGTTCTTTGCGTATCTCTCTCATTTATTCAAACGGTACGGTTACAATGTTCCCGGCAACTAACAAGTTGCGCAAAATGTTGTCTAATTCTTCGCGTTTCATATTATTGTATATTTTTGTAAAACTCACAATACAGACCGTACAGGTCTATAATATCTGAATCAGTTAGTATTCTCCTTAAAACTCTTATTACTCTAATCACTTTCATTATTCGTTCAAATATGATTTAGGAAGCAAAGGGAAAACTCTTAACACTTCATCAAAACGCACGTTCCCAAACTTTTTGATATATACGGAAAAATAACGTTCACTCCGCCTACGATCAATATTTATGCATCTAGGTACGTCCTTTCGATTTAACGTATTATAGTCGCTTGCGTGCTCTCTTACAAACTTAATCAATTCAGGCGTATTTATGTACATTTTGATTATGTTTTGTGTCCTGGTGCCGTTATAATACAGGCGTTTAACCTGTTTATCAGGTAGCTTGTGTCCGTCATAGCTTTTCCAAAACTTGATATTTTCCTTGATAAGATCCAATGTATCAATACTTCTGTTAGCTTTAAACGTTCCTATCTTAATACTTTCATTGTCAAAAATAGGAGATAATTCTTTTTGTAAATTTTGTTTTCTCATTGTAAATAATATTTATTTATGTTTATAATCTCCAGCATAATCGTGCCATATTCTATAATCGTAATTATATTTAGTCGCTTTACGTTTTATAGAACGACTGTAAGTAGGAGAACCGTCAAGTATATAGCTTAATTCTCTCTTTAAAACCGCTCCGATTAGCGGATAAACATCTAAATAATTGCCATCACATTTACTTAGGTCTATTACTTCGTTCTCTAGGGCACGTTCTAAAGCCTTATCCATTGCAGATATAACACTTTCTTTGACAAAATTGTACTTTTCGATAAATTCTTGTTTTTCCATAATACTATTCATTTAGATAATTCATCAAGTTTTGGCAATACCCACGATTTTAGGTATAATCCCAGTCTTTCCCTAACATAGTTTGCCGTAGCTTCATCAAACGTAGGGCAATCGCTCGGTATTATTGGTTCTTGGAAACACCCCACACGATTATCCACTATATTGTTTACCTTGGTAATTGCTTCTTGTAATTGGTCTATAGCGTATTTCTTTTTCATTGCTGCATTATGTTTTTATAGGTTATTGTAAAGGCTTAATTGCTCTCTAATAAATTGGATATGTGTTATTTGCTCGTTAAACGGTAAAGAGTGTATTTCCTTGTAAAAATCGCTTTCGCTTATGATTTTGCAATGGTTGTCTTTGCAATACCTTTCAAAGTCCTTTTCCGTGCCGTTCCCGAAACTGAATGCTTTTTTGATCTTTTCGTTGCACCAAACGGAGTATCCACCGTCTTGTATTGCGTCTTTAATGGAATTGTACGGGCGGCCTGTTAGACCATTGCTGAAACTGTTAATAGTAAATTGTACCATAATTATATTGTTTTTGATTGATTAATAGGTAAGTTCCGCCAATATATCCGCATTGAATACGGGTAACTGTTTTGCGTATCGTGTACGCCCGTCTAGGAGTGTTTCCGTAATGGTTAGCTCTAGTAATTTGTATATTGGTGTATTCCAGATAGGTTTTTCTAGGGCTTCTATTTCTTTGTACCGGGGCGAATCTATATATATACCTTTTGGACCGTGGTAAAACTGTTTAAAAAACGGGTGATCTTTATGTCTGCATACTAAATGATAACTTATGTGTTTATATGCTATATCCCTTACCGTTTTTGAGGCCGATTTACAAATATATTGGCTACCTGTTTTGCTGTTTTTTTACTGTTACTAGTATCATAATGTTTTTTGTTTTTATGGATAATATATCGGTATTGATTGAGATCTTTCAATAGAAGGCTTTATTTTGCCCTCTATTGACGTTTTTGGATGGAGTATTGCACACATTCAAGTATATATTTAGCGTGCTCCCGGGCCGCTTCCTGTTTTTCCTGTTTTGTGGGTGTTATCCCATCGTACTTGCGCAATAGTTTGGCAGCCTCTCTGACTATAGTTTTCATCGTGCTGCAATTTGCAAGGTATTCTAATTGTGGTTGTACACCCTTGTTTATTTTTTTAATTAGACAATCTTGCAGCCGTGATGTTATATTGTATATTTCGCTTGTATTACGTATATACATTGCAAGCAAATTGGGTACGTCGTTTCTTCTTTCCATAATGTTACGTTTTTTAATTGTTATTGTTTTGTTTCTGTTTTTCGATATAGTCGGTTATCTGTATGGATAGGTACAAGCAACCTAATAATATTAATGTTTCGATCATAGTTATTTACTTTTGATTTTTCCAAACTCTATAATCATTATCACTTTCAAAACACATATAACCGCCAAAAACCTTGCTAATATGTGCGGGGGTAAACGGGCAATTTTTAATTGCCCGGTACCGTGTTTCAACTTGTGCAAAATACGTTCTCATTCTTCTTTCCTCCTTTCCACTTCGTCCAATACTTCAGAAATTGCTTGCCCTAACAGATAACAGCGTATAGTTACGTCACATGATTCCGCGCTTCTTTCCAAATAACTCATATCGCAACCGAACTCCGTTAACGCATCCTCTAACAGATCCAAATTGTGACATAGATATTCCTCGGCCGTCCACGCGTTAAATGTATAAGATCCTGACGCGTTCCCCGTTACGCTATCACATGTAAACAGTGTATCGTTGAGATCCTGTTCCACTTCGTCCCTGTTTTCAAAGGTTACTACTATATTGTTTTCGTTGATATAGTTCAAAACGTCCCCTTTAACCGCTGCAAAATAATCGTATCTTTCCATAATTGTAATATTTAATTGTTAATTTTCAATTGTCCATTGTATAGCATGTTGCGCAGCCTGTAAGGTAGGATATATAATACACTCGTATTCTGGAGTTTTCCACATACAAAAACCGTACTTTTTAAAACTTTCCTTAACCGGCTTTTCTAAAAATTTGGGCAAATTTTCCTTATTCGCTTCGTAGCTTGTAATTTGCCCGCCAATCGTTTCTACTGTATAAACTATCATATTATTTCCCATTCTTTTTTTACAAAGCCTCTAAAGCTGCCAAACGATTTTCTAAACGCTGCTAACGCTTCTTTCTTCGTCTTGCCATAATAGCAATAACGCGCTCCATTATGAAACTCTACTGTTAACTTATATTCTTTACTCATATCTCCCAATTATATAAGGTTGTAACATTGGTACATATTCCATGCCGTTTACCTCGTAAATTGGCAAGTAATTACACCAGCTTCCTACACCGTTATTATAGAAGCCTTTAAAAACAAAATCAGATGGAGAGGCGTTTTGTATAACCTCTATATCTTTAGCACGATATATATTTTTTTCAACAAAAGACCTTATCCAGTCTAGTTCCTTTGCGCCTTGTTCCTCCGTCAACGGTATACCGTATCCGTTCCCAACACGAGCCATCCAATTGTAATTAATAACATTACGCCGCAAGTCGTTTGAGCGTTTTTTTAATGTCTGTATCTGATCTTCTGTTATTACGCCGCTTTGTTTAATTTCTTTTAACAAAGGTTCTTTATCCAGATCGTCTACCACGCTATCAAACACCTGATAGATATTACACCAACCCATATCCGACACGATCAAAAACTGCATGCCACTTATAACCAATGTGTAATACTTGCTTGTATCGTCAAAATTAATGTGGTACTCAGTGTATTCGTTAAACGCTGCAATATGTGTTTCATGTAGTTCTACTTTAAACACCCTATAAGGTTGACTATATACTAGGTATTCTATCTTTTCGTTATCCGATTGAATTTCCGTATTGTAATACAACCGACTAGCGTACACACATTCGTTAACCGCGCGCTTTAAATTGGTACGTTTCCCCGCTTCAAAGTTACCGATATGCAGTAATGCAGTATTGCCGTTAATCATGTTTTTAACCGCTCTTTGTGAGATTCTCTTTGCTTCCATATATAATGTATTAAGTTTATATACTGTACTCTGTATCTATACGGGCTTGTAACCGTTACCAACCACATAAAACAGGATGGTAGCTACATTACAATATGTGCGTATCGTATATACCGACCAGTATTAAGGCTTATGTATAGGATACATATACGCACATACATTATATTATATTAGGGATGTTAATCGCATATCGCACTAAGTTACTATTTCCATTATCAAGCAATACCCGTACCTCTGCATCGTGGCTAACAACACCGCTGTTTATATTCCGCTTATTCCCTGGTTTGCGGATCTGTACCACGCTCTCACCGTGGCAAGCTGTTTCAATACGTCAAGTATCTCTTTGTCTTTCCGACACTGCAAACATACGGCGTTTTTGATTAGGTTGTATATTTCATTAACATTCATTATAAATTAAGCCCGTTTTTTCCAAAATCAATACAGTTTATATACATATTTTAAATTAATATTGCATAATATTAATAGATCCGACCATGCAAGACCTATTTTAGCTTAATATTATGTTTAATTTCAAGATTTTTCAATGTTAATTTGTGTTAAATCTGTTTGTAAGTGTCTGAACGTGAGGGAATTACGAAATCTTCGTAGAAGTCACTTGTAAAGATATTTTATTTGTAAAGATTTCGAAATTCGATTGTCGTAGAAAAGAATTCTTTTTTATTTACAAACATTGAGAATCGTGGTAGATAAACGTGCGTAATTGCCTGTAAATAAGTGCCATACCCCCTTTTGTAGAGGCTTCGCTGCGGGTGTGTCGCTCCCGATAAATTTTTTTCTGAAATTTTTTTTTCCCAAAAATTTTGCTCGGATGGCTGATTTTGCGTTTTGGTGGTGTATTTTCGGTAGTTTTCAACAAAATCGGATAAATTTTTACATAAAAAGTTACGAAAATCGTAGGTTTTTTGGTGTGTTTCGTAGGTATGGTTGCATTTTTTATGTCTTTTTTTGCAGTATAAGTTATTGGTTTACAGTATTCTTCGTTGATTTCGTCGTTTTGATATGTATCTATACTAAATTACGTATGCAGTTTTGGTGTCTGTATGTATGTGTGTTATGTATGTATTGTGTATGTATATGTATATGTATATGTACTGTAATATAGTATGTATCGTGTACGTGTATGTATATGTTGTATATATATATTACTTTTAACATTTAATATGCAAATTAATAGAGAGTAAATTTTCAAAGATTTACGATTCAATTTTTTTTGACAAGACTAAACATCTTGTTTTCAGCCATTTAACCACTAATTTGCGCGAGTTTTTTGACAAGTGTTGAAAAACGAAGAGTTTACGAAGTCTACGAAAAATCAACGAATTTCGTAGGTTTTTTACGAATTTTCCCGAATCAATTAGTTGCATATGCAACTATAGGTGTTGAGATTTTTTATTTTATGTTAAATTAAGTCAATTTTACATTTCTTAACGTAGAAAATAACATGTAAATAAAAAATTATAGTTAAATCATTTTAACTAAAATGAGAAAAATTATGACAAAAGTAAAAAATATCAACAATCAACATTTTTTACTTTTCCTGTTCAAAGCATATTGTGAACGTGAAAGTAAAAAATCTTGTGTAAAAGAAGATAAACTATCTTTCTTGACACGTATTTGTTAACTACGTAAACATTTAAAGTTAATTAATTTAACTATTTGTTTTCGTATTGTTTTTTGCGCTATATTTGCAGGTGAAATCATATAAAATGTGTGTGTAAATATGGAAGAAGAAATAGAGATTAAACTTAGATTGCCCGAATCAAGGCGTGTCATTTGCCTGTCCGATGCAATGCCCGACAGGGAGCGTTGGTACAAGGGGATGAGGGTTCAGACACGGCTGTTCGGATGGGTTACGCTCGTCAGCTTCCGGGATCGTCACTGTTGTCTTAAACTTGACGAGCCTCTAGAGGACGGGGCAAAGGCTGTGTTCGTGTCGGAAGCGTCATTCATCAGGCGCGTGCCCGTACCTTTAACTGCAAAGTCTATGGCTGCACAGGTCGCTGGTGTCAGCGTGGAGGGTGAGGTGCTGGAGTACGAGAGGAAGATGAAGGGCAAATGGGAGAAGGAGAGAAAGCGTATAGCGGAGATATGTGCAAAGTACGGGTATGTGATGCCTTCCGAGTGGAAACGGTCGTTGCGCAAGTTCGCTTCGTGGTGCGAGGACCAGGTAAGGCAGTACGGGCATATCGTGGATGCAGACTACCTTATGCGCCATGATACGTCCGTTGTTGGCGGAAGGAGCGTGGATGACCTAAGGTTCGTGCCCGATGTGGATATGGTGGATGGGACCGGGGCGAACGGGAAGCCTTCCGCCGCTCGCGTTTCACGGTGCGCGCTCATGCCGGGAAGCATCGTCACCGCCATACGTAACGCAGGGAACGAGATGGACAAGTCGGTGTCGTTGTGGCGGAACAGCTACTTCGTGAAGATGAGGCGTTTCGGGTACACGTTCAATACCTGCTGTGACGGGGCAAAGACACGTGACGATGCGTTTACATGGTTCAAGGACATTACCATACAGTACATGGCTGACCTTATAGAGTATTATGGGATAAGACGTGATTCCATCGTGTGCAGGAAACTGGAGCACATCGCGGACGTGTATTCTTCGCTTGATGATATGGACGCACGCCCTGACATATCAACGGACGATTATGACCTGTATCCCGTTGTAATGTTCGGGAAGGTTGTGGACCGGGAGAAATCGGTAGAATCGGTAGGATCGGTAGAGAAAGGAGGGGAAAATGACTGTCGCTGAATCTGCAAAGGCTTCTTATGAATACATCCTTGATTCCGTTATGGGTAAGCTGGCGGACAAGGGTGGTGGTCGTGGCTTCCGTAAAGCAAGGGATGAAGGCGAGTGGAAGCGTTCCATATCCGCTATGGTCGAGATGGATATAGCTGATGCATGCAGGGAGTGCAATTTCAGACGCCACAGGAGCGGTTCCATCATGGCTTTTGACGGTAAGATATTCGTTCCCATGATGAAGGAGGATCTGATGCGCCTGTGTATGGATTTGTGCCGCATAAACGGTCTTAGCGAACTGTACATGACCGATACGAGCGAGCGTTTCTACCGTACCATCGTAAAGAACGTGACGCATGAGATATTCAATCCCAAGCGTAACTTCATCACGTTTGACAATTGTGTCCTTGACACGGAAACGATGGAAACGTTCGATTTCTCTCCTATGATAGAATCGTGCATACGTATCAATATCAATTATGACCCGTTGGCGCGCAGCCCGTTGTGGGAGAAGTTCCTGGACGATGTGATCCCTGTGAAGGACACCCAGGATGCCTTGCAGGAGTTTGTGGGGTGTGCTTTTGTTGACAGGAAGAAGATCAAGATGGAGAAGATGTGTTACCTTCTCGGTTGTGGTAGTAACGGTAAGTCCGTGTTCTTTGACGCTGTTGTCAATGCGCTAGGGAAAGATAATGTTTCTTATATGGAGATGGCTGACCTGTCGGGTGACAAGTCTACTTGCGAGTACAATATAGCGATGATAAACGGGAAGCTGCTAAACTACGCCTCAGAGATGGGAGGGAAGGATGTGAGCGGTGGAAAGTATAAGAAGTTCATTTCCGGTGAGCCTACTATGGCGCGTCTTCCGTTCGGTGAGCCTTTCCTTGCCGACATGATGCCACCGTTTATGGCCAACCTTAACAAGATGCCTTCCGTTTCGGACCAGACTTATGGTCATTTCAGACGCTCCCTTGTCATTCCGTTCTATCGTGTGTTTAAGGAATCGGAACAGGACAGGTCGCTTCCGTTGAAGCTGTCAAAGGAATCGGCTGCCATTATCAACTGGATAATAGAGGGTGCAAGACGGTTTGTTAAGAACAAGGGTGAGTTTACGAGAAGTTATACGATAGAATCCGTTACGGAAAATGCAAGACGTGATTCCAATAGTGTCCTGTCCTATCTTTACGATTCGGGGTATGATTCTTCAGGAGATATTGAGGAATCGGCTATCCGTGACCGTGACCTGTATGTGAAATACATAGCATACTGCAATGACTGTGGCGTTAGACCTTACAGCAAGAGAAAGATGGTTGACATGATACGCCAGGAAGGCTATTCTGTCACTTCCGCGTGGGATGAGAACAGGAACAGACTGTTCCAGGTTGTCCTAAGACGGAAGTACAATCCTGACGAATACCTTCTCCAACAGGCTGATGATATAATGAAGGAGGATTTGCCGTTCTAAAGTGATGTTTTTTTTATAATAAATAAATGTCTTTTGAAAAAAAGTGTTTTATATTTGCTTTTATAATAAATAGTATATATATTTGCATTGTATTTTAAAACACTTTTATTATGAAAACAGAAGTTGAAATGAAAAGAATTCTTTTTGGGCATGAGATTTCCCAAAAAAGCAAAAGTGAATTTTTGTCTGCTACCGATTTGGTTAAAGCTGGTAATGCTTGGAGAATTAATAATGGGTTTCCTGAATTTAATTTTTATCAGTGGCGGCAAAGCAATAATACAAGAGAGTTTATTGTAGAGTTAGAAAAAAAGTATGGTACTGCTATTATCAGTGGAAGGGGTAGAGGGCATCATACATGGATTCATCCTTTTTTATTCTTGGATTTGGCGTTGGCTATAAATCCAAAGTTAAAAGTTGAGGTGTATGAATGGTTATTCGACAAACTTCTTGAATATCGTAATGATAGCGGTGATTCATTTAAGGAAATGACTGGTGCGCTGTATAATAATTGTTCCAATAAAAGCCAGTTCTCAAAAGCTATGTCTTTATTGTGCACTATGATAAAAGAAGAATGTGGTATAACAACAGATTGGCAACACGCAACAGAAGAACAGTTGTTGTATAGAGATAAGATTCATGAATATATATCTCTTATGTGTGACATTTTTAAATGGAATAACAATGAAGCTGTCCGTGTTGGTTTGTTGAAAGCTAAAAAATGGAAAGATAATAGGTTGTCTGTTTAATATTGTTTAACCGTTATTTTTTTTGCCATGACATATTGTAGTAGTATAGATTAAGATATTGCGCCTACCGAGTGGAGCTACGGAAACGCCTCCGAAATAAACCCTATGGTTGATTTGACATCTCGTAGTAGGCGCACTTTTTTTATTGTTATGAATGAACTTGTTTTTAAAGGTCAGAATGACCAAGTTTTAACTAATAGTATAAAAGAATTTATAATGGCAATGTTCCCAAGTTGTGTAGGAAATATAGAGTTTCGTGAAAACGATTATGGGAAATATATGCTTTACGAAGATGGTACTATATACAACCAGCTTACATTAGCTAATGCACTTATTGAATATGCCTGGATGCACGATTTTGATAAAGCAATAGAAGTAAATAAATTTCTTTTTGGGGATTGTGAATTATTGTATTATGCCATATTTACTACTATGGCGGAAGTATTAAAACTCTCAAGAAAAAAATTCTTTGATAGATGCACGTACTTGATGAAAGATAAAGTTACTGGGTTAGTAAAAATAGGTTCTACGTCTGATATTAAAACGAGATATCGAACGCTTTCGTGCGGAAATCATAATTTATTAGTCATTGCAACTATTGACGAAAATATAGAAAATGAGCTACACCGCAGATTTTCAAATAAAAAAGTAAAAGGAGAATTTTATTCAATTGACGAAAATGAAATATTATCAATAATAAAAGAATACGGTTTCTCTACTTATTTAAAACCTTCCCGAGAATATAATAACGATTAAAGATTATTTAACCGTTATTGTTTTTACCATATTACTTTAATATGTATTTTTGCTGAAAAATTTTATTGTATATGGATAATAAAGAGATTGTATTATTTGATAGAAGTATTCGTGTTACTTCTGATTGGTATGTATGTGTGTCTGATGCCCAGTGTGCGATAAATGAAGCCCGTAACAGGACTGGTTTGAAAAGGTATAATTTCAGCCAGTGGTTAAAGACGCTTTACGTAAGTGACATGGTTTCCAGTATTAATGAGAGCGGCAAGGATGCTTTCAAGGTTGAGTTTGACAATGATTCGGGTAAGATAGAGCAGTATTGTCATTTTGGTGTGTTTGTTAATATGATTTTGTCGGCAAGTCCTGTTAGTGGTGTGCTGGACAATGAGGATTGGTTTAATGATTACGTTTGTGATGTATATTCCATTGACGGTCATGTTTATGAACACGCCAAGATACTTGCCGTTGGCGGTTTGTGGCGTTATACTACAAAGAATGCTAGGTTCAGTGATGATATCCGTATGATGGATGATATTATGTATTCCGTTCCCGATGGAGACAAGGATGCCGTGTATAGCCTGTTCTTTGATTTGCTAGGTACGTTTTATTACAATTGGGAGTTTGCGTTGCGTTATGCAAAGAAACTTCTTTTAGGGGATGTGGAGGAATGATTATGAGGTGCTTTGTTCGTTTTGTCATGTTTCTCATATACGTTGACATTTTATTTGTTCTTCTTGTGTTTATGGTTCCTGCCGAAATGGTGTACAGGTGGACGAGTGGTCGTAAGCCTGTAGGATATGTTTCATGCCTTTCTGATTTTCTAGGATATCCTGACGGTTATCGTTATACGTTTAGCGATTTCTTTAGGGATTTGAAACAGGGATGGCGTAATTTTAAGTAATATGGGTTCTATTGATTATGAATATATATTTGCCAATCTTGATACCGTGCTTGGGCTTCCTTTAAGGCGTAGGGGTAAGCGGTGGACGTTGCCTGCCCGGATAAATCTGGAGAGCCATAGCAGGAAGGATAAGCTGGTTTTCTATATGAACAAGTCGGGCAGTATTACCGTTACCGAGCAGGGAGGTGATTCTGTCAACCTGTTTGACTTTCTCGTGTCTTATCTTCCCGGTTGCAGTAGTGCTTCTGATGCTTTTAGGATTCTGTCAAGCCCTGAAGGTTGCAGGATGAGTTTGAAGGATTTCTACGAGAGGGAGTATGATTCGGGTAGACAGGAATCAAGGTTTGTTGATATGAAGTATGTTGACAGGCTTAGTGATACCGGGCATTGGAAGGGGAATAACCTGTACGAGTACCTTTCAGGCGTTTTCGGTGTTGATTCCGTGAATGATGTGTTTTCAAGGTACAAGGTAGGATGTATTGGAAAGGAATCCGCTGTGTTCTGGTATTCCGACAAGGATGGTAACGTGTGCCATGACAACAGGATAAGATATGGGGTGAACGGTCACAGGAAGAAGGAAACCCATGCTTTCAGGAAGTTTACTACGGGCGAAGGATTTACCTATCGCGGTTATTTTAAGCCGTTTTTAGGGGAGTATTGCAGCGATGCGATAACTTGTATGGTTGAATCGGAGAAAACTGCCATAATAGCTTCTATGGCTTTTGGTAACGGTTTTATATGGACAGCTTGTGGCGGAATGAACCAGCTTGGAAATAAATTGCCAAAAAATGTTATTTTATTCCCCGACTTTGATAATAAAGCTATATCTTTGTGGGGTGACAAAGGACGTGTGGCGAGATGGTGGGAGTTCCCTAGCCTGTCTTTAGGATTGAAGCATAACGATGATATCGGAGATGCTGTTATTAATAATTTGAAGAGTATTAACATTAAACAATTTAGAGAATGGATGTTCAAGTAGGAATTGATTTTAAGGAAAACCTTCTTTCCTTGCGTAATTATATCTCTTTGGGATTTCGTTGTGATGATATTGATTTCAAGAACGCAGCTATTGCTTCCATTGATAGAATGATGGAAGAAGTATTGGATGAGCATGATGTGAATTTCTTTGACGCATTGCAGAATGTGATTGACAACCTTGATGAGATTAATACAGTGGATAATGTTCACGGTATTTGCTGTGAATTTTATCATGTGATGGATGAGAACGAGCGTGTAATGCACCGTGAGTTCTTTGAAAAACTGAAAAAATATCGTGAAAGCAAGATTGAGCGTATTGTTCCTTTGAAGGAAAAAGACTGCATTGTCATGGGTAATAAGTATGTTGAATTAGGTAGCGGCAAAGAGTGTGTCGTTGACAGTGTTATCCACATGCTTGCCGATAATGACCGAATGATTAAAGATGCTGTTTTGTATGTAGACCATCTTGGTCAGCGAATAGCGTGCTCTATTGATGAGTTTAGGAAAAAGTTTGGGGTGAGGAAATAAGGCGTGATAATTTTGTTTTAATCAATTTTATTATTATATTTGCATAATTAAAATTTGATAAAAATGAAAGATTGTGGTATTTATATGTTTTTGTATAAAAACTATTGTTATGTTGGTCAATCTATTAGAATTTCTAAAAGAATTGATGGTCATAAAAGGATGATTAAATCTAAAACTCATCCAAATATGGATAAAATATCTGACTATGATATTAATGATATTGAATTTTCCATATTGGAAGAATGTAATCCGTCCGATTTAAATAGAAGGGAAAAGTATTATTTTGACATTATGTCTAAAAAGTATGTAATGTTGAATAAAGCTAATTGTGGTATGTCTGGTGATCGTTTTTCTGATAGGTATTTTTTATTAGATAAAACTCCTTTTCTTGATTATGTTAATGGGGATTTTTATATTGATAATATTGTTATCGAAAAGAAAGACGGTCTATACTGTTTATCTCAATTGGTTGATTTTATTTTGGACAATAGCACATATTCCGTAAGTTTAAATAACATTATAAATACCAACGAATTTGCTGAACGTATATATGAATTATATAAGAATAAAGGTCTTGAGATTCCAGCAAAAAGATGTTTAGTAAAAAAAATGAAGGATTTAGGGATATATAAGTGTGTTGGTGCTAGGGGTAATAGAAAAATATTCTGTGATTTTGGTGTGTTTATTACTTTTGCTTATATGTCATGTCCTCCATTTGGAGCGTCTGTTTGTATGATTATTGGTAAAAATTTATAAGAACAAGCATGCCTAAAGGAGATATAAGGATTGACGGTAAGGTGATGGGAAAGGATTACGGTAAGTATTTCTATTCTCCGCGTGGTAATATGTGGGCTGTCACCTTGTGTACGTATGACTGTGATGATGGTCGTATGTTTGAAAAAATAGAGTTGTATAGAACGAAGGATCAGGCTAGGGAAGCCGCATTTAGATTAAACACTGATGTTAAAAATGGATAAAGTAAAATTTGTAAAATTAAGACGGGATGCAGTTCTTCCCGAAAAAAAAACTGATGGTGCTGCCGGGTATGATTTGTATGTTCCTGACAACACGTTGATAAGAAAAGGTCGTAATCTGATTAAACTTGGTATAGCCATTCAGATGCCATCAAATATGAAGGCTATTATCAAGCCGCGGAGTGGATTTTCTCTGAAAGGTATTATTGGCGTTGACGGGAAGCATCATGACGCTGATGTGTTGGATGGTGTTATTGATTGTGACTATACTGGTTGTATCGGTGTTATAGTGAAGAGTTTTGAGAAAGAGCCTTTCTATATTGCTGCCAAGGAGAGGATTGCTCAGCTTCTTTTCAGTAATTATATTGAGGTTGAATTTGTTGAGGTTGAAAGCCTTGATTCAACGGATAGGGGTGATGGAGGTTTTGGTCACACAAATAATTTAGGCAAATGAGAAAGAAATTTTTATTATTTTTTGCTATTTCTTCAATAGTATTATTGGGGTTGTGTAGTTGTTCCAATGATAAGGATGATGAATACAAGGATGCTATTATCGGGACATGGGAACTTGTTCAGGTAAAAGTGGATGGTAGATGGTATCCTATGATAAGACCTACTTACGCTAAGTTTAATCAGAATGGTACTTATGTAGGAAGGGGCTATTTTGGAAATGGTTACGGTACTTATGATATATCTGGTAAAACCATTACATGTTATGTTGATGGATGTGAGTATGTAAGATACGAGGTTGTTGAACTTATGTCCAATACCTGTATATTGAAGATGATGATGGGAGGTGACAGTATGGACATTAAATGTGAAAAACGATGAAAACAAAAAAGATAAACAAAATTTACGACAAGGGCTATGACAGTGTACTGAACAAGTATTTTATATTAGCCATGTTTGTTGAGTTTGGTGAAACTAAGTATGACCGTATCTTCTTTTCTGATAAAAAAGATGCGGATAACATAAAGGTAGGTGATTTATTATGATTGGAGTTACATTAAACAGTAGGGTGAAAATCATAAACCGTGATAAATACATTTCACTTCACGGTGAAGATTCTGTAAGCAAGTCAAATGTGTTCGGTAAATTTGTCACTGTTAAATACTGTTTTGAGAATGGTGAAAAGTTTCTTTGTGCGGATGATCAGGGTAAAGAGTATATTCTTTTCTCGGATTGTATTGCTTATGTTGATCATGTTAAAGAGAGAAGCATCCTTGATGAGGCAAAGGATATCCGTAGCAATAGCAGGCAGTCTGACTATGGTGATGCTGTAGCCAATTTTGAAAACATTTCCAAGATGGCTTCTTTGATTACTGGAAAGGAATTATCTCCTTATGACTGTGTTGCTGTACAGATAGCTGTAAAGCTATGCAGACAGGGATTCCATAAAAAGCGTGACAATATGGTTGATTTGGCTGGTTACGCTGATATAATGCAATTGATAGTGGACAAGGAGAATGTGAAAAATGGGGAAAAAGGCTGACAACGCATTGATTTTTAGGAGAGTTCTAGCGGCAAGCGGACTCTCCGATACTGATGTTAACAGGAAAAGCAGAAAACATGATATTGTTATGAACCGTGCGCTTGTGTGCTGTGTCATGCGTGACATGGGTTTAAGTATGTCTGAAATTTCTGATTTCCTATGTATTGACAGGAGTAGCATATACAATCTTTTAAAATATTCTTCTGAACTTGACGAGAGGGTAAGGGAGATAAAATCTAGGATAAAGGAGGAAAGGTAATGGGTTTGAATAAAGGATGGGGTAAACTTCCCCTTAGTAACAATCTTCTTGTTGACGATGAAAAACAGAAGAAGATTGATATAGCAAAGCATATTGATGATGCGAATGAGATGGAGTTATGGGCTGCGTCCGCTTATGTCATAGATACCAATCCTGTCTTGTTTTACAGGGCTACACATGTTGTTGACGAGGGTATGTCAGAGCGTTCTTTGCTTATGAAAGCCAAGCAATGGGTGAACTCTCCAAGGATAACACAGATTGTCAATTATGCGAAATCTTCCATGCTTGCTTCCGATTATGTGACACCATCCATGAGGCGTGTATTGGAAGGTGAGAATAAGGAAAAGACAAAGACTTTGATAAACAAGGATAACCTTGAATTTGAAGATGCGATAAGCCTTATAGAAAGTTTCCTAAAGCGTTCTGATATAGACACTGCTGATTTTAAGGATGTGAAAGGTGCACTTGATATGCTTGCAAAGTTCAAAGGTTGGCTTTCTGATGATGATGCTGGTGAAGATTTCTACGACAAGACCACTATAGCGTTTTTCCCATACGATTGCGACAAGTGTGTCCGTGCCAAGGCAGGGTTATGCAACAAGTGTGTATATCATCGTGAATCAACAGGCGATCTTAGTGATGATGAACGTAAATGGATAAAGGAAAACGATACATGGAAAGGATAGTCTATGTCGGTAAGGAAAGCCACTAATTTAACGGTAAGAAATAAAGAAAGGGAAAGGCGTGTAAGGGAAATAGAGGAAGAGGGAGTATTTGATTATTACCATAAATTTACTCCTGTCCAGTTGTACAAGTACCTTTCGCCTCTATGTAGTATTGATGCGTTACGGGTATTACGTTTGTGCGTATTATCCGCACAGAGGGGAGATAATATGATAACGTTGAAGTTTATAAGGAGGCAACTGAAATACAAACCTAGACGTTCTGTTTTTGATTCATTGATAAATGCCGGATTGATAATAGAACCAGTTCCTAATGTTTTTTCCTGTACGGTGAAGGTGAACGAGTATTCTCATATATTAAGCATGATGCGTATTGATGATAATGCTCCCGATGTCGTAGATGTGGATGATTTAAATTGTTACAAAGTTGTAGCAGAGGATAATATTAGTTACCGTGTCGTTAGCAAACGTGGGAGTGTTATAAAGAGTTTCACTGAAAAGAGTGAAGCAAGCAATTATCTTGACGGACTGTATTTCCCTAAAGGTGAAGATGGTGACGTGGAAGCATTGTCAAAAGAGGAAGAGGAAGAATTAACTGTGTGATTAACAATTTTTATTATTGTTTTCTGTATTAGTTTATTTTTTAATATTACTTTTGTCGCATGAGATATTGCTACGATAAAGAACGGTATGATTATCTTGTCAACGAGATTTTAAAATGTGGCAAGATACTTAAAGAGAACACCACTAACGGTAAGGAAGTTAGCTGGAAAGTTTTCTGGATAAGGGTGGACGCTCACAAAAGAAGGCTGTCCGCAATGAGAGAGTTGGACAAAATTAAAGAATATAAGTATAAAAAATAAAAAAATGGATTTAGTATTAAATTGTAAAGTAAAGAAAGTAGGTCAGTTACAGACTGGTACAAGTAAGGCAGGTAATCCTTGGCAGAAGAGAAATTTTCTCGTTGAAGAAATTGGTTCTACATATACCAAAGAGGTGTATTTTTATGTAATGGGCAATCTGTGTGATCTTCAATTGAAAGAGGGTGATACTATTACTGCCCATCTTGAAATCAGAGCAAGAGAATACCAGGGTAAATATTACAATGAAGTTGGGTGCTTTAAGATAGATATGCCGCAACCAGCACAAGCACCTGCACCTGCTCCATCACCTGCACCTGCCCAGCCTGAAAGACGGGATGATTTGCCCTTTTAAAATTGCAATGCTTTCTGAAATGTGTGATTTTTGCTTGTATTGATTAATTTCTTGTTTTTGTTTGCGGATGGAGGTTTATCTTTTTTGCCATATTTCGGGTTTTCCTCCATCCGATTTTATTAGTAGTTATGAAACGAATAAAGAGTAAATTCCCTTTAGCTGACATATTCAATTTTGTGTTGGGCAAATTATCCGTTTTGAAATCTATTTCTGAACCTGTAACTTTCTCTTCCCGTGATAATGCTTTATCTGCATTGTATGAAGAGGCGTATAAACTCGCCGATACATCACTTGATCGTATGCAGATAGAAGCCGAAGAAGTCAATGAAAGATATGTAAAGTTAGCCGCTTTCATAGATTCAGGGAAAATGGATGAAGTCGTTAATGATATGTACAACAAGTGTTTACTGGAAATGCAGTGTTGTACTATGTTCGACTATATACGGCTTCTTGATACTCGCATACAGCGTATGCAAGGTTCTGATGGTGCTAAAGTAATAAAGATGAATTTTGGTATGGCTATTATGGCTCTCAAAGCAGGTTATCCAATTCGTAGAAAGGGCTGGAACGGGGAAGGATTAATGGTATTCAAACAGGTTCCAGCTCATATAGAGAGTGATGTTATTCCAAAGATGCAATCTCTTCCCCAATCGGCAAAAGACCTTATTCTGAAAGGCAAAGGATTCATTGACTATACAAGCCAGTGTCTTATCTACAATGAGAATACTGGACGCGCTGATTCATGGGCTCCGTCTATCAGTGATGTGTTTGCCGATGATTGGGAGATTGTTGATTAATACCTAATTTTATTTAAGGCTTAATTCACAATAATTATTATATTTGTACCATAAAAGATCATTAAAACAACATTTGTCTTATGGACTGTTGTTTGTATTTTAATTCTTTTCATAATTTAAAAGGGGTAGGGGTGGTATAGTCCTTTCCATTTATGCTATTCCACCCCTTATTTACTAAACGTATGAGAAAAAAAGAGCTTCTTAAAAAGTTGATAGAGTATCAGTCTTGGCGGAAAGGTGCTGATATCCCTATGATGTCACCATCCGAAGTAACTAGGATGATTGATTCCGCAATAACAGTGATAGAAAAGTCTGATACAAGCAAGGCGAATGCCGTGCTGTTTAAAAAAGAAGTGATAGACAAACTTCACATCACTGTCGGTGCTATGATTTTGGACGGATATGACGAGTTGGATTCATGTGTAAAATATGTTAATGACTTAATACGTGAGTTAGATGAAAATTAATTTGTTTGTAAACGGAAATTTGGTGTGCGACCGAAGCAAAGCGAGGGAGCACAGGGGCAGTCTAGCTGCACAGGGGCAGTCTAGCTGCACAGGGGCAGTCTAGCTGCACAGGGGCAGTCTAGCTGCACAGGGGCAGTCGAAGTTATAACACTATGTGGTGGGGAACTTCCTAGTGATTATGACATTTCTGATGCTGTTATAATTGATGGCGATATTCATTGTCGTAGTATCAGTTGTAATGGTATTGTTGTTTGTAAAGGTTCTTATACCGTTATAGAGGAAGGGGGTGATTATGGGTCACTCTAACGGTAAAATCACCGCACCCATTAATTTGGGTGGTGATGTATATCCTACCCTAGGTATCGGTCCTACTAGTGATGGCTATGATTTGGGGTATGCTTGTCTTAGCGAAAAAATTAATATGTGGAGTTATATAAAACCCAAAGAAGCGTCTAGCCCTTCATTTGACAACGCTAGTTTACCTGGTATAATTTATGATTCTGTAAATAAGAAATTAGTATATGATAGACCTAAAACATGGTATAGGCTTACTGATTTTGATGGATACGATCATGGGGCTAAACCTCTTACAATAGATAAAGATATTCTAACTAATCCTGTAGATGCTACAAAGACAACGTTTGTACTTACAATTTCACCATATTGGGCTGATTCTAGGTATAATTGGGGTAAAATACTTGGGGGATTTACTTGGTCTAATATGAAGATAAAGGTGGAAGTATATAATCAATTAAAGAAGTTGGTGGATTCTGGAGTTTTCGTTGTAAGTAGTATTGATAGTACAGGAAAAATTTCAATTACCCTTAATCGCAATAATCTCATATCTATGGGGGATACATATATTTATATTAAGGGTTATTTTTGTGATTACAGTGGAAATGTATTATGCTTAATTCCTACTACATCTGACGGATTTATTCGTAAGCCGATAGTGGTTACTCAAAGTCTTTCTATTACACTTGGAGATACAACAGCCAACGCTTCTGGATTCTCTGTTTACGGACAGTTGACAAATGGGTCTACTTCTTCTAAATGCAGATTAAACATTACAAATAACACTTCTAGTGATTACGTTGCTTCATCCGGCAGACCATACGCTAGATATAGATGGAGAGCGAAAGATGGATCTTATACAGGTCAATGGTCAGGTAATATATTGATGCCTTCGTGCACAAATATTCCTAAATCATTTACTCGTAATGATGTGGTTGATGCTGGTAATCCACCGTCTTATGGTAATGTTACTCAATGGTATGTTGATTATCAAGTTATTATGTATTGAATACTGGATATAATATACACAAGCAATGGGCATGGAACGGCAGCTTAGGTCTGTCTGTGTGTATTCTATATTGCTCGTCAATGCAGAACTGGCATGGATTTTTAGACGTTACTGCTGTCCTCCATCCCTTGAAATTTGGAATGTTTTTCCATGAGTTGTAATTTGCTTCATTGAAAATACCTAGAATCATCTGTTGTTCTATAACATACAACTGGCTTATACCGTTTGTAGCATATCCTCTACCGTAGTGTTTCTGTTTGCTTGGCGGAATAAATGATACGTTATATGGTGATGATATGTTATTCCATATCTTCTTTTGAACCTCATCTGTTATTTTTTCTATATTGTTCGTTTTTATTGACAGTAATGTATTGGCAAGATATACTTCAACAACAGCGCGAAATCTGTTTGTGTTTGTGTTTATTCTCTGCTTTGTTGTTTCTCCACCGTATGTCCTTTCCATATATTCCTTAATGCCGTTATCCGTCATTGAAATATACTCCCATCCAAGATCATCGTTTAGTTCGAGTGACAGCTTATTGCTTTCCAATACATATTGGTATATGTCGTTATATATATCCTCACGGAACTCTTTGGTCAGTTCCAGCACTTTTTCTTTTTGGCTATACGGGAGTTTTGATATTGACTTGAACGATTTAGCCCCTGCCAAAAGGAATACGGCTAGAAGATCTTTAGAGAACTTTTTTGCACGCTCTCTGGTTGACGATTTTATACCGTTTGCAAGTCTTTTTACTTGGAAGTAATAGTCTGCAATCTTAGATATTTCTTCTTTGTTGATCATTGGCTTCTACTCTTTCTGTTATTCCGTTTGCTACCATATTTATCATAAAACTCTTGAAATCGCTTTGGCTGTAAACCTTTTGTCCGATTGATGCTAGAGTTTGAAATATGACAATTTGATTCTCATACAAAACCTTTTGGTTCTGTATGATAGCGTCAAGTTTCGATAATATTTCTCTTTCGTTGTCCATAGTGCAAAGGTATGTATTAGACTTTAATTTACCATACAAATTGTTTTATTTCATTGGGTGTCATTGTATGTTTATATGTAATGTAACAAAAAAGGCAACAGTGAAGATTCACATCTGCCTGCTGCCAAATTAAAAACATCGTAATGGTTTCATTTAGATAGTGCAAAGTAACAGAAAATATGGTATGGTATTAATGTACATTTTCACACACATTTTAGAACGTTAATCCGTTCGGGGCGATACCAACGCCCACTATCGGCTATCATAAATGAATTACCGAATACTTTATAATGGTGTAAATTTGTTCCTTAATTCCCATCTAAATATCAACTAGCTTAATTATTACATTGCAAATATAATACTTTTTTGTATATTTGCAATGTATCAATAAATAAAAAAAATCATGGAACTATTAGTAGAAAGAAAATGGTGTAAGTCTGATTATACTATAGGGCGTTTGTATATTGATGGTGAGTTTTTCAGTAATACGCTTGAAGATCGTGTTGTTGACGTGAATAAGAATGGAGTGTTTGATGGAAACGAGAAGAAGGTTTATGCTGAATCTGCTATTCCTTATGGAAGATACCAGGTTATATACAACTGGTCCCCAAAATTCGGGCGTAATATGCCAAGACTGTTGAATGTTCCTCATTTTGAGGGTATTCTTTTTCACGCTGGGAATACAGCAAAGGATTCTGCCGGATGTATCCTTGTAGGTAACAATACATCAAAAGGCAGACTTACCGAATCACGCTATACTTCTGACAAGTTGAACAAGTTGATTGACGATGCGATAAAGCGTGGCGAACAGGTTTGGGTTACGATAAAGTGATCAATCATATGTTAAAGGAAATATAGGAGCGATATTTTTGTCGCTCCTTGCTTTATAGTAATAACAGATGTATAGTGCTATACTATTCTCGCTAATTTTCCATCAGACGGTTTTCCTCCAAAAAGATGATTGATATATGCAAGACCTTTTTGTGTGCATAGAACAACCATCACGACAAAACCTGGGTGATTCTCTCTTGGAATAGGCTTTTCTTTCATCTCGAAATACCCAGCATCAATATACTTCTGTTTTGGCTCATTCCTGTTAGCAAAGAATACTCCTGCTTCACGAAGTTTCTTGAACAAAGAGTTTCTTCCAAAAGGCAATCCAAGTATCTTTGCCGCCTGTCCTATATCGCACTTGCCTTCCATTGCAAAGGCTTTGTCGGCGAAGTCCGCTTTGGGCTGAATTTTGGCAATCTTGGCATCTTTTTGTTCGATTTGCTTTTTCTGTTGCTCCGATTCAATGCGCAACCGTTCTTTCTCCTTTTCAGAAGCTACCAAAGCTTCCAAGGCTTCAAGATAGGTTTGCGGAGTTTGGATAGCCTTTTTCTCATTTTCGAGATATTCAAGACGGTCTATGATTTTTTCACGTAGAACTGCATCGTAGCCCGAAGCGAGAATAAGACAACCTTTCGGAGTTAGATTAAATAGAGGTCTTTCTTGACCGTTAGCGTCTGTGTATGAGCCCAATCCAAAATTGGATTCGGCTACACCTTGCGATAATAGATTGCGAATATCACGCATAACATGGGCATGTTGTTTACCCGTGACCTCTGCTATTTCAAGGGAGGTCATACCTTTTTGATTTGGAATTAAACTTTCCATACTTACTATTGTTTGGCATTATAATTATAGACAGAAAAACGGCTGCCATTTCCCGTGTCGCCAAACAATAGTAAGATTTTCTCCGAAGAGGAAATATTACGCAGGAAAGACAGCCGTGTATTTTCATACAAGCGATTGGGCATAAAAAAAGCCCAGCTAATATAGTGAGCTATAACCGTGCTCTACGGAGAAAGAATACTTTACTATTGTTTGGCACCACAAAGTTACAACAATTCCTTAAACTACCAAACGAAAACAATATTTTTTTGAAAGCTGCGTCGGCAAAGTCCGCTTTGGGCTGGAGTTTCTCTATCTGTTTTTGCTGCTTTTCATTCTCCAAAGCCAAGCGTTCTTTCTCTTCTTCGGCTTGTATTACCATTAGTGCAAGCTCCTTTCGGGAAAGCTCATGCTTTGCCACTTTGTGAAATACTTGCCTATAAACCTCAAAAACTGGACGTACTTTGCGAGCAATAAAAAACTCCATACAGGAAACGGTAAGTTTGTATTCATTTGTAGGTCTTCCGCCTTTTTGGTTTTCCGCATTCTTGCGTAAAACTTGATAATCAATATTTTCTATAAATTGTTCACTTGAAGTTAGTGCTCTTACAGCTTCCTCTTTCCTGCCATAAACAAGCATCCATACTTCATCAAGATTGATTGGGAACTCATTGTCAGACTTTGACAATTCAAGAACTGCGTTGAAATACGATTTGATTTCGCTTTCGCTACTCTTTTTAGATAAGATTAATTCTAACATAGCTATTATTTTAGACAATAAAAAAAACTGCACTACGTGTTGTCTAAGTCTTAATAGCAAAACTCCGAGAGTATTTCTACATCCCGACACGGTGCAGTATATATTTTGTAATGATATACACGTTATATATGGGCACAAAAAAAGCCGATGTATGCGGCTCGTGCCGCTATTAAGTTTAGACACCACAAAGTAAATAATAATTTTTGATATATAAAAACTTTGTGGTGTTTTTTTCTACATCAATCCAAACACCATACCGACTGCTCCCCATAATACATCTCTCCATTCGGGCACTCCTTGTCTAAGCCACTTATCGTATATTATTTCTTTTCCCACAAGAATAAACAAGGTTAGTGCTATTGCTGTCCATACGGAGAAAAACCATTGCGCCATGCTTACTACAAGTATTCCTGCAATGAGGTGTTCCATTCCGTCAACTCTCAAATTGTTAAGGCAAATATAGTCTAATGCCCTTCTTATTTTTCTTAGTAATTTTGTAAATTTTCCCATATTTAGCTGTTATCGTTGTTTTCGTTGTTTTCATTGTTTTCATTATTTTCCTCTATCACCCTAGCTTCCATATCGTTTAATCTTCTGTCTTGTTCGTCCATTCTATCATCTTCATTATTTGCAGCGAAATCGCATTCCTCTCTTGCTGTCTGTAATGATATTATTCGGGCGTTTACAAGCTGAACGATTGTGTTGTTCCATTCAGAGAAGTCTATGTATGAGTATGGCTCTATGGTAGCGTTTATTCTTAGAGCGTTATAACCTGTTGCGTCACCTTCCATTACTCCTACATAGTATTTGAATATATTGGCCATGTCATTTATGGCTGTATTCATCATTTGTGCATCACTTCTCGCCCATTCCATTTCCGGCTCATAATACATTGCCGTTGTTCCAGTAGGTCTGTCACCTGACGATGATTGCATTGGCGGAACGACACCGCTCCCGTCAAGTATTCCGTTGTATATGTTGTCTATTTCGGTGAATAGTGAATTTGAAGCGTCCATTTTACCCATGAACTGTGCATCATCTTCTGCTCCTACACGTAAAATGGAAGTTCCTCCCAGTCCGTTTCTTTGAATGTTTATTCTTCCGTTTGTCTTGATAAGTAGCATTTGGAATGCCTGTCGTGTGTTGTATTCTCCTATCATGGACATTAAGAACTCGAAATCGTCTATCAAGTCCTGTACTGCCCCCCAAAATGGAAGTTCAAGCCGTAGATATACTACAGGTATAAATCCCAGGTTATGGAATTGATGCAGTTGTATGATATTTCCGTTTTCGTCAATATCCGTTGCTATATCTCCGTTGGAATCAAGGGTGTAAAACTCATCTTTAGTCCATACATCGACAAGTGTGTCTGTATGTTCTTCTCCATCAGCCGATATATATGTGGTTGTATATTCTCTTGCGAAAGCTATTCTTTCGCCTCTTCTGTTTTTATGCTCATATAGTATATCTCCTTTTGAGTAGCTGAAAGACCTGTATTTTATCTCGTCCTTATCCTTATATATATATATGGCAGCATCTCCTACCTTTCCGGCTTCGCTTATAAGTTCAAACTTGGCTGTTTCCATGAGAGAATCAGTCCAGTATTCCTTGTATGTTGTCAGCTTATCCCTGTTCTGCTGGTTTGACGCGCTTTTCTTTATCTGGAATTTAAGAGGATTGGTACACAGGTGTGATACCCTTTTCTTGTGTATCATCCTTTGAAGAGGAAATGCTCGTCTTTGCAGTACATAGGGAGTTGATGCCAATTTCTTTTTTCTTTTCTGAGCACCTACATTCGCGCTTTCATCATCCGATGATGTGGCATCCTCGTCTGACGGGATACTGTCTTTCCAGTCGGGTCTGTTGTGTATATAATGCCCTGATGTATCCCATTGCGCTAGGAAATCATCTTGTGACATATATTTGTATATCAAAGTGGAGCGTCTTGGCTTTTTCTTTGTTCCTCCACCTCTTCCATCGTCACATCTTGACGGAAGTGCCACTTTGAACGGTTCTTTTCGTAATAAAACGTCTAATTTTAAAATTTCCATAGGTAATTATAAATATTTTAATTCATCCATTATATCGTTAGGTATGTCAATCATTACATCGCATATATCAAAATATGTCCTGTATAAAAATGTTCCTTCTATCAAGTCGGGCGAGCATCCTACAATCTTTTTTGCCTCCTGTTTTTTCAGCAGTCTTAGTTTCCCGTTTTCCCTTTCCACGTCACGTCTTATTGCTCTTCTCTGGTCCATCAGTGCTTCCCGTATTGTTTTGTTCACATACGGTTTGTCAAGAAGTTCCGGGTTTATACTGAATCCGCAATATCCTAGGTTTGTTCCTTTTATACGTGTTACCATCTCATCGGCAAGCTGTGCCCTAAGATCGAAATAGAATCTTACAGGCTGATCATCCTTGCTTTTGTCTAGTCTTTTCGGAACACCTCTAAGTATTGCCAGACTTTCGGGGAATGCGTCACGGAATGTAGGTGCTCCAAGACCGTCAAATGCTAGTCTGTTTTCACCGATTCCCCATTTTCGTAGATTGTTTCTTACCCATCGGTTCAAATCCCTAGGCTTTAATGTGTTTGACCATTCTAGGTCTTGTAAGTGATGTCCTATGAAGTGCCCCATTACACAAACGTCACCAAGACCGTATGCTATATCCAGTGTAGCACATTCAAAATAATCGTCAAACACAGGCTGAGATGAGAACATTTCCTCCATTTCGTCACGGGTTATCCACTCGTTTCCCCCTTTTATCAGCTTCCATGAACCTAATGCGTTTATGGATACTTCTTGTGCTGTTCCTCCAAGGTTTTTCTGATAGTCGGGATTGGAAGCCATAAGTATCTTGTTATCTTCCAGCCCGGAAGCTATAAAGGTTATGCTCTTGATGTATCTTTTACAGTTTGTTTCGTCAATTTTGGTATTTTTACCGAATCTTGCGATGATATAATCTTTTGCCTGAGCATATACTTCTTGTGGGCTGTCACCCCATGCTGTTTCATGTATAGTATCTCCATATTGAAAGAAATATCTTACCTTCCCCGATCTTTCTGGAATTGCTATTCCATCATCGTCTACCCACCATGATACCATTGCTCTCCAGAAATCGCTGTACGGATTTGGATTGCACGCGCCTATAAGACTTGTTCTTAGTCCTGATGATGAACGCAATACCGTTTGAAGGTAGTTTATGATAGGTTCTGTTGCCTGTGAGCACTCGTCTATTGCCACCTTGACAACGTTACCACCCTGTTGTCTGTCCTTAAATTCGCTTACGCCTTTTTCTCCCGACAGGCAGGCATCACCGAAATAATCATATCGTATTTCACCTCCTGCGTCAAGTCTTGAAAGGCGTTTTGAATCAATATACTCACCATAAGGCTCAACCATCTTTGAAACCACTTTAAGAATACCGTCCGCTTTTTCTGCGGATGTCTTGTCCTTACGGAAAACAAGTGCGGAAAATGATGGATGGTTGCATGAACTCAGTATATCCATTCCAAGGCATACGGATTTTCCTCCCCCACGATTCCCGTGAAGTATCTTTATCCCTGCCCTGTTCCTTAGAAATGCCTCCTGTGAACCTTTCTGTGGGGCAAGCATATTTACCTTGTACCCCTTGCTTCTTCTGTCCTCTATATATCTTTGGACGAAATCAAGGCTTTTATATGGTATGATTCCCCTTTTGCCATATCGTTTCAGCGATTTGACAACATCCTTAGTCTTTAATCCTCGGTATTTTAAGTCAATTTCTTCCATCGTTTTCTATGTATCCCGCAAATATAATATTTTTTTAAATATTTTTTTGCTTATACACATTTTTTAACTACATTTGCATCGGTAAGAGGTACTTACTGTGCGCAAAGGTCTTGTGCATGAATCACATAAAAAAATAAATAGTATATGGATGAAAATGTAAAAGTCATTTTTGAAGGTATCAAGAATGCGTTGGGAGAAAGTAGCTCCGTTATTACAGATCGTACAATCGAACAGACAATTAATGAGTTCTCAGCGTTCGCACCGCAGGAAAATGCGGAAAAGTTCTGGAATGAAAGTGTTGTGAATCATTTAAAGAACACTGTGGCAGGTCAGGTAAGAGCGTTTGCGTCTGATAAGCGCAAAGAGTGGGATACAATCAAGGAACAGGAGATATCCAACTTGAAAAAGGAATGGGAAAAATCACATTCGTCACAACAACAACAACAACAACAATCATCCGAACAGAAACAGTTTGAGTTGCCCGATGATGTCAAGGCTAAACTTGAAGAGTTTGAAAAGTTCAAGAAAGAGTTTGAAGCTAAAGAGCAGGAGGAAAAGCAGAAGCAGATTGTAACTGAAAAGCGCAAGAAGCTGTCTGATTTGATTAAACGCCCGGAAGCGGGTATGCCTAACGAGTTGTTGCGCAACATCATTTTTGAGAACATTCAGATTTCGCCCGAAGAGGAAGATACAAGCATTCTTCTGAAAATACAGGGAAAGTACAATGAAACGTGTACTAAATACACAAAGGATGGCATTAATCCTTTTATCTCTGACAAGGGTGGTTCTAGCGATGTAAAGTCATTCATAGATAGAAAGAGAGAAGAAGATAAGGCTAGCAAGGAAAACAACATTGTCAGCCGATATTACAGTAAAATTAACAAATAGTTTTTTTAATTATGAAAGCAGGAGTTCTTGCAACAAGTTATAGTAAGATTGGTGGCGCAAGACATATCTTTTCTAATGATACGTCTTTGCACGTACTGTTGGTAGGATGTAACGTTCCAGTAGAACGTATGCCTACAGTTGGGAACAAACTTCCGGCTGGTACCATGATTAAATGTGATTCCTCAAAGCAGAATGGCGGTGACATTCACTATTCATTCAGAATGTACGAGAAATCGGATTCTGGTGCTACGGTAAAAGTTGAAAAAATCATGGGTAATACAGTTGCCAAGGTTGGCATGGTTGTCGGTAAAGCACCTACTACTGCCGCAGGTACTACAACTGGTTTTACCATTGACGCTATTGATTCGTCTCATGACGAATATGACATCCTTACATTGTCTGGGGATGCAGATAAATTGGAATTGACCGATATTTTGGTTGAAGTTACACAGGTTGGTGCTAGCGCAAAATTCAAGGTTATTCCTAATGCTATCCTGCCTTATGATGTTGACACCATTCCCGGTGCCACTCTCTATCCTTTCAACGGTGCATGGATGGTGACAAGTGAGATTTTGGAAAAACGCATTCCGCCCGTAGCTTCGGCAATCAAAAAGGCGATGAAGGATGATGAATCATATCCTTGCGTTTTCCGTTACACATTGTATAACTAATTAAATTTTTTCGTTTTATGCAAAGATCGACATTTAGTTTCTATGATTGGCATTTCTCTGGGGAGATGCAGGAACTTATGGATTATGCCAATCAGAAATTTGATAACGAAAACTGGAGAAGCTACGGAGATTGGGATGTTCCTCAGATGAGTAAATCATGGAATGTCATGGTTGACGAATACACACAGGCTACCCGTCCTGTAATGCTGGCTCCTTTGGCTGAAAAGCCTATTATGGACACTACGGGATTTGAATGGTATTCGGGCCGTATTCCGAAGATGGGTCACGCCATTCAGTTTATGGAAACCGATATTCAGGAGTTCTATGAACTTGACATTCCGCAAGGTGCATTGCTTGACAAGATCCGTGAGAAATGGTACACAAAGATGGAAGCGTGTATCCAAGGTTTCCATACCGAGTTGAACTGCATGACTTATCAGGCTCTTTCTACAGGTATGCTTAACTATACAGCTAGTGGTACCAACTCAATCCCTGTTCAGATTGACTATCGTGTTCCTGCAAAACACAAGTTGAAAGCGTTGAAGCAGAAATGGTTTAGCGATACAGACTGGACACCGAACGAGAATGCAGATCCTATTAAAGACCTTCAAAGAATGTGTAAGATTGCCGACAATGACGGTGTTCCATACGATCACTTTGAAATGTCCAAGGATTTGTATGACAACTTCCTGATGCACCCGAAAGTGACAGCAGCAGTACAGGCTCGTCTTGTTCCTGCCGCAGCATCTACTACAATCTATCCTATGAACAATCAGGAGATTGTTGATGTGCTGATGAAGGTGTTCTCTATTCCTGTGATTATTCCTGTTGATGAAAAATCAAAATGGAACAAACTTGGTGTGATTGAGGAAGCCAAACCGTCTTTTGAAAAGAACACCGTTGTTCTTGTTCAGAGCGGTCAGTTCTTCCGTATCAAGAACTCACCGTCAATGTATTTGCAGGATACCAACCCGGCTGTACGTATTTCTTCTTTGGAAGGCGGACGTATCGCGTTCTTGCATCAGTATTCTTCCGAACCGTATGCGGAGAAGAGTTCAGGTGAGTTGTGGGCATGTCCTGTGATGAAGAATCCGAACAACCTTATCATTATGAAGGTTGACGAACAGTCAAATACGGGATTGTAAAAGGTTGAACCATGAAGGTCATTATTGATATAAATGGCGAAGGCACAGCAAAGGGCGCAGGGGAGTATTTCATTGGAGATACTCTCACGCTCCAAGCTATTCCCGAAGAAAGTGTAGAGTTCGGATGCTGGCTTATTGCCGACAATGAAACATTGAAGCCGGAAGATAGACTGAAAGTTTCGGATAATCCGTTCACTATTCAAGTTACCCCTCAGATAACAGCAAAGGGTAACATGAAGGTGGAAGCATATTTCTATATGTCTATGCGTGAATATCTGAAAGCACAGATTGACTATGAGTTGAAAAACACATCATATATCAGTGTTGCCCAGAAATGGGGATTTCGTTTGTCTGATGACAGCCGTGAAACGTCTGAGATGAAGAAGGATTTGGCTTATGCTGACTTGTTGCTCATTGTTTGCACTGCCCCTTCAACGATACAGGGAAAGACGAAGAAAGCCGGGAACTGGTCAATTACCGACACAAGCAAGACTATTTCTATCAATGACAAGAAAAGATTGGAGCAACGCGCAAAGGATTTATACGCCAAATGGGGTTTGAATTTGGATGTTGGAACTGATGTTGAAATAACTAGATTAAGATGGTAGTATGGGAAAGAGTATTTTAGGTGAGGATATGTTTCCTGATATGGTGAGAATTTATCAGAACAAGAACAGTTCGGATAAATATCAGACCACCCCGTATTGGGAGATGATATACGAAGGAAGGGCAAACATACAGGAAAAGGATACTGGTTCGGAAACGAATGATGTTGACAAGTCCGAATATGCTGCCTACCTAGAAGATAACGATGTAACCATACCTTCCGGGTGTCTGTTGGATTGGCAGAATTTCAACCATCCGTTTTCGGACAACAGCAATAGCTGGCGTGAGATAAAGAAACCTCCATTTAACAATATGGAATTTGGTACGGTAATATACTTTAACCAAATAGAAAACTAGAATACTATGACAATCAATTGGACGGAAATAATACTTGCTTTGTTGGGTACTAATGGTATAACCCTTCTAACTTCAATATTACTGTTTAAGCAGAAGAAGGAAAAAATGGAAACTGAAATTGATTCTTCTACCTTGGACAATCTTGAAAAAGGGTTTGCTATTCAGGGTGCTCAGTTGAAAAAGGCACAGGAAGAAATATTGAGTTATCAGCAATCTCTTCATGATGCTTATCAGAAGATACAGGAGCTTTATAATGAGATGAACAAAATCAAAAACGAGTTGAAATGCGCAAAAGATGATCGAGATTCATTAAAAAAGCAGATTGATAAACTGAGTAAACCAGTAACAAGAAAGACAAGTACAAAAAATGCAGGCAAATAACAACGATAAAGTATTGAAAGAGTTTGGTAGTAATGTCCAGCTTGCTTTGGATGCTTCTATCATGCAGTTCATGGAAGATATCGCCACGAATATCATGGATGATATAAAAGACATAGAGGGATTTACCAATCAGACTTTCAATCTTGAAGATAGTTATGGCTGTGGCATTTATAAAGATGGGGTCCTAAAGAAGATTGTGTGGGCAAATGCAACGAAAGTTGCAAATGAACCTAGGAAACGTAACAATGTAGAATATTGGGGGCGTGAACTTGCCGAAGATTTCTTCAACAGTTACAAATCCGATGGTTCTGACAAATATGAACTGGTTGTCGCTGCTGTCATGTATTATGCCAAGTATGTGGAGAACTATCATTTGTTGAATGTTCTTTCAGATTCTTGGATTAAGACAAAGACAGATTTAAAAGGGGGCAAATATACTGTGGTTTTTAAGAAAATTGCAGCTAATATGTTAAACAAATATTTTAAGTGAAGTTATGGGCTACTTTAATCCTTCAACAATAAATACCACCTTGTACAATATTGTATTGGACAAGAAGATTGCTGACGATGTATATAAGGTACAGCGTCCTGCAAGTGTTGATGATAAGGTAACTAGTTTTATTGTCGTAAACAACAATACAAGAATTGTAAGCAATACCGAGGGCGGCCCTTACGGTCACTTCGGGAAAGGCGAAACAATGGCTACGGTTACTCTGTTTGTAAGGGCATTGCCTGGGAACATATATCCGTCTGTCATGGATGCGTTGAGTGAAAAGATGGTAGAACTGTTCCCTCAAAAGACTGTGCAGCTTCATTTCGAGATATTTAATGTTTTACCACCAATGTTTGACGGGGTTGGGTTCTATTATATGTCCGTCCTGTTGAATGTTGACATTTCAAAGGATTAGCCGCATGAAAAACGTGAGAAAAAACAGTGGAGGCGCATCGGTAGATACGTTCTCAACAATTAACAATAACTTTTTAAATACAGAAAATAGAATGGCACGAGTAAATTTAGACACCAGCCCTGCTTACTTGAACGGGCAGTCGGCTGCTTTGACATTTGATGCGATTGAGATTACCGATGAAACTCAATATTCAAGTTTTAAGAATCCGAAGATTCTTCCCAATATTGAATCTGGTACTACGGAATCCGCTGGTACTGACGCTGACACTTCTGAAACAAAGAACGAGCAGGGTGCTACCGTATTCCAGAATATCACACCGGGTACTATGGCATTTACCTTTACAGGTATGTCCACTTCAAAAGCCGCTTTCGCTTTCTTTACACAAGGGAACGAAGCCAGGGCTGAGTTGGAATTAAGTAGTTTAACTGATACTGTTGATGCTTTCGGTAAGGGAGCTTCTCAGAAACTGAAAGCGTTTGGTGCAAGTGCATTCAAGCAGTTTGTACGTCCTATCGGTATTATCAACGGTACTGGTGATCGTATGATCTTCTTCCCGAAGGCATCATGGGCTGTCAGCTTCACAGGTGCTCCAAGTAACGCAGGATACCTTGGATTCTCCGTTACTGTGACAGCATTGGAAGTTAACACTCAGTATTTGAAAACCATGATGGTTCTCGAACTTGACAATTCGGGTATCGGTGGTTGATGTAGACGAGTTATGAATTATTAGCCGGGCGTTTTCGTCCGGCTTTATTGTTTTTTAACTGTTTCTATTTTATTGATATTAACTTTTATTGTATTTTTGTGATAAAAAGAAATATAATGAACGATAAAGAATTGTCTGATAAATTAAAGCAAAAGGCTATAAGTCTTGGGCTGTGTAAGGAATGGACAAATGAATGGGGAAACCCGGATAAATATGAATTATGCGAGAAATATATCAGAGGCATTGACTTCTGCCTATTTAACAGATACCCGTCAAATGAAATAATCAAGAAGGAATTTGCAGGAGTTAGGGAGAAGTTTAATATCTTCGTTGATGATACCAACCTTTTCATAAGCAATCCTAAATGGTCTATTTTTAACGGTTCGTGTGATTGTGTTGTCACATTCAACGATTTCGGTATAGGAGAGATGTATGTCAAGGATAACAGCCATGTAAGCCTTGTTGCGCTTGATAACAGCATAGTACACGTTTCTTTGATTGATGATGCAAAACTTGATATTGTATCGTCTAAATATACCAAGGTGTTCGTACATACAAATACTCCAAAGAACATATCAAAGGTGGATGTGAAAGGAAAATTAATGATTAAACCGTTCAAGTTAGTTTAAAAATGGGAATATTCAACTGGAAACAACCTGACTTAGATGATCAGATAAAGATGCAGAAGTTTGCCACTCATAAATACAAAGAGGTTATGGTTGGCAATAAGAAATTCAAGGTGCGTGGTCTTAGACTAGGCGCATACGATTATATTGTAGACAAGCTGTTGATACGTGACATTATCAACCCCGATACAGCGAAAAAGGAAATGATTGCAATTATGAAAAATGACGCATCTATTCCGTACAAAGTTGCAGCGGCAGGAGTATTGAACAACTATTGGTTTTTTGAGATAATTCCTTTTGCAAGACGTATATACGCTTGGTGGTTAAGCAGACACTATGACCATAAGGAACTTACTCCGTTGATAGAAGCCATCGTGGAGGGGGCTAATGTAAGTGATTTTTTTACAAATACAATCCGTTTAGCGTTCTTGATAGATACGACAGCGACATTAAGCAAGAAGGATGCCATGAAATTGTCTCTCGATGCAAAATCGGCTCACGAGGATCTATCCAAAAAGATTTCCCCCAATTCAGAGGAGATTTAAGGCTATTCGGAGGATTGATGATAATCAAGGACTGGGCTTTGCTATGGAAATATTCATGGAGTTATATACAGGCAGTAATAATGGACCAGCCTAAACTTGATTATCATTTTGAAGAGAAAGTTAAGTTGTACAAGGCTTCTCTTACAGAAGATTTATATAAGGAAGCTAACAAGGATGCAAGTGGCTTTATATATAGATTCAAAGAATCTAAACCTAAAGAAGAGCATCCCGATATATTACTAAAAGATGTTTTGCGATGATAACAAAATACGATCCTAAAATATATCCCCTTAAACTGTATGTTGCAGTAGGGGATGACCAATGGGGGAAAATATATAGAAAATTTACTCAACATAATCATGACCCGATAGATATATCTAAGGATGAAATTAAAGGCTGTGATGGTATGACTATTCTTGTAAGAGAAAAAAGTACAAATAATTTAGGCGTACTTATTTGGTTATCCAACGATGGTATAGGAGTAAAGACTGTTGCTCATGAATCTGCTCATTATGTTTGTAATGTATTTGAGTATTGTGATATAGCAATGGGGTATAAAAACGGGCAGGATGAGCACTTTGCATATCTTCTAGGCTGGTGTGTTGAATGCGTAATGGATAGCGTTGCGAAATATTTAAAAAACAATATTTATGAAGATTAATTTGTTTGTAAACGGAAATTTGGTGTGCGACCGAAGCAAAGCGAGGGAGCACAGGGGCAGTCTAGCTGCACAGGGGCAGTCTAGCTGCACAGGGGCAGTCTAGCTGCACAGGGGCAGTCTAGCTGCACAGGGGCAGTCGAAGTTATAACACTATGTGGTGGGGAACTTCCTAGTGATTATGACATTTCTGATGCTGTTATAATTGATGGCGATATTCATTGTCGTAGTATCAGTTGTAATGGCATTGTTGTTTGTAAAGGTTCTTTTACTGTTATAGAGGAAGGGGGTGATTATGGGTCACTCTAACGGTAAAATCACTGCACCTGTCGGATTGGATAGTGATGTATATCCTACTCTAGGTATCGGTCCTACTAGTGATGGTTATGATTTGGGGTATGCGTGCGCAAATACGCATGGGAGAATAAATAAATGGAGTAAATATAAACCTGTGAGGCAACCATACTTAGATTATCGTTCTGATTATTGGAAAGCTAATGATGGTTTATGTGGTCTAAGTGTAGTGGGATACATGTCGCCAGGAACGCTTAATAGCGGATTTCTAAAAGACCTTTTTAATGGCGTAGACTGGGGATATAATGCTCCTACTGGTGGAGATTCAGCACCTTATCGGATATTGGATTTCAACGGATATAATCATAATGCTATAGTTCCTTTTGGAGATGACGTTCCATCAGATGTATATTTGGACACATCTAATAATCTAGAAATACAACTTGAACAGACAACAAATGCTGATGATAACATTTTGCTATCCTATTTAAGCTATCAAGGAACTCCATTTTCTGAAATGTATGCAGGGGTAGGACTTTTACAAAATACTAGATACATTTTAGTAACATCTGAAAGTATGTTTACTGATTCAGTATCTATAAGATTATTAAATATAGGTGGTTATGTAGGTAAATGGAAAGTATCTTTTTTCTTGTCATCTAATAAAATAGGAGTAGATGATGAATTAAAACAAGGAATATACATACCTATTCCAGTAACACCAAAAACAATGACTATTCATGCAGCTGGATCTCTATACGTAATAGAAGCATTCGGTACATGGAACTCTTCTAATAACCAAATTACATACAACTTCATTATAACAAATAATAGTGGGTCATCTGTTACTATACGTGGTATAGTTCTTGTGTTAATGAGGACAAGAACAGTTCCAGAAGCTGGAGAAAGTGCTGGTTCATTACTTACAGGACTTACTGCACAGGTTCCGGCAAAAGGAACATATAGATCATCTATGTATTCCTTTAATGTTAGTAGAGATTTTTCTTATGATTATTATATTGCAGCAAGAGCCACAGGGGTAAATACCACCTATAATATGGTTGAAGATTACGCTCCATAAAATTTTATCAATCCCCAATAAAATAAGCCCGAAAGTTACACGAACTTTCGGGCTATTTTGTAACCTGAAAACAATATGAAACCGATACCTATGTATCCAAGATTGATTAGTATTTTTTGCCATTTAGACAATTCCTTTTCTACCTTTACTTCTACAATTTTCTCCACGGTTATTATCGAATCTTTCGTCACTACCGTTTCTTTTTCCAAGGATGGGATGCTGTCTTGTAGAAAGTCTTTCTTGTTTTTCAAACTATGAAAAAGCCTGCCATCCGACATTATTTTAGCGTCTGATACGGCTAATGATGTTTCCAAGTGTGAACTATCTTCAAATGTTGTATGTTGTATGTGTTCTGTTGGAAGAGTTATTATTTTCGATTGCCATACTACTCTTTCCGTTACTGTCGTGTTGTGGTCTACTATAGTTGTATTTGTCGAAGATGGAAGTAGCTTGCGTGAACAAGAACACGACAGTAACAAAAAAAATAGCAATATAGAAAACGGCTTATTCATCGACAAGATTTGTTGCGATAAGCGAGATAAATTCCTCCTTCGGTATTTCCAATGCTTCGGGAGAGTTCCATTTCACCTTAATTGCGCCGTCAGTACCAATAAGTTCAATGATTTTAGCGAATCCTTCAAAAGCGAATTTTCTAGGCTTCATATCACATTCCTCTTTCATTTTCTCTTGGTATGCTTCGGAGTATGCTTTGTTCAGCTCTTCTGTTTCCTTGTTGAAATCTTCTTCTGTCTTTCTGATTTCATCCGCTTCTTTCTTTTCCTCTTTTGTCGCATCTTCCTTACCGTCAATCTCTTTCATGCGATTGATTTTCTGTGCGCGCTCGTCATATCCTTCCTTCTTTATCTCTTTAAGAACCTGTTGCATATCATCATCGAATGCTTTTGCAGCTTTGTCGTAAGCGACACGCATAAGCATGATTTTTGCTTTCAGTTCTGATGGAAGTTCCTTTCCTTCTAGTGATAAGGGGATATTCAAGAGAGTTAATCTCTTTAAAAACATTTCTTGGTTCGTCATTTTTTTTGCCTTTTTTAGATTGAAACTGATGAGATGCCTTTCGTGTTGATGTATTTTGTAACATCGGTTACGAAAGAGTTGATGATAGTAATGATAGCAATTTGTGCTTCCAAGTCGGGATGATCGTTGTAGTTGATTGCGATACCACCGTTCTGATTGAAATAGAATGTAGCGAGTTGGTTCTCTGATTCCAATGACTTCACCTCTCCGCCATCAAATGAATCAATGGTTTTACCGTTTGATACGTTTACATTCGCATTCACCTTGTATTGTTTTTCCACATTAGCTTCATTGCTGAATGTTACGCTGGCTGAATTTACGCCAACGAGTGTTACTTTGTTTTCTTCTATAGCCATAGTTAAAAAAATTATTTTATTGCAAAGATAACATAATCGTTTTTATCCACAATTTTTAATATGTTAAAAAATACTAATGGATTTTTGTTTGTTGTAAATCATGCTCTTGTGCTTATTTTTGCTATTTTTGCAATAATTAAAAAACAATAACTATGGCTGATGTTGATTTAGGAGCATTAAAGTTTAAGATTGGGCTAGATGATTCCGGTCTTGACAAACAGATAAAGGATATACAGAAGAAGTTGCAGGACACCTTTAACCAGGAGATGTCCTTCAAGCCTATGTTGACCGATATAGGCAAAATGAATGACGAACTTAGCGAGGTTGTAGATAAGATAAACAAAGCGAATGAAAACGCATCCAAGGTAGGGAAAGGAAAGTCGAACAAGAAAATGGATATACTTGTTCAGATGGAAGAGTTGTCAAACAAGATTGTCGAAGCGACAAGGGAGTATGACAAGCTGGAAAAGACTTACCGTAACTTAGGCAATGCAGGCGGAGATAAGGGAATGGATACAAGAAAAGCCAATCTTGAAAGTCAGAAGAAAGTGATAGATGATCTTGTCGCTGAATTGAACAGATTGAAAACGGCATATTCCCTTACTGCTAACAGTGCGCCTAAATTGTCCATTTCCGATGAAAGAGAACTTAATCTTCTACGCCAGCAATACGAAATGGAGATTGCACGGACAAAGGAGATGGATAGACAAGCATCAAAGCAGGAGCAGGCGAATAAAAAGATGCAGCAGACCAATCAGAAGTATCTACAATACCTTTCTGGTCAGTCTGGACTTGCCCTTGGTATGCCGGAGGGAAGTGCTGAGGACTTGAACAAGAAAATTGCTGCCATACAAAAACGCCTTGAACTATTGAATAAATTTAAGGTTGATATTCCTTTAAACAGCAATCAGATAACAAAGGCTGACGCTCTTATTCAAAAATTGCAGGGCAGATTGGAGAAGTTGCAATCATCTTTAAGAAAAACATCAACGAATGAATTGCTTAATATCAATCCTACGTCTATCAATCAGGCTAACAATCTTATTTCTGAATTAACGAACAGGCGTAATGCGCTTAATACGACTGACGCAAACTATAACCATACCCTTACTCTTCTCAACAGGAAGATACAGGAACATAACAAGTTTGTAAACGAAGCTACATCCTATGGAACAAAGATGCAGCAGACCAATCAGAAAAATGCCGCAAGTTCAAAGGAATTTACCGAGGAACTGACAAAGCAGAGCAGAATGATGCGTGAGTTTGTCAATACGATAAAGACTTATGCAGGATTCTACTTTTTCAGAGATATGTTTCAGGAACTTGTTGCCATTCGTGGAGAGTTCGAGTTACAACAGGTGTCATTGCGTGCCATCATACAGGATGCAAGACGGGCAGACCAGATATTCAGTCAGATTAAGGGTCTTGCTGTAATATCTCCTTTCCAGTTCAGCGATTTGGTTGGATATACCAAACAGCTTGCTGCATTCCAGATACCTGTCAACGAATTGTACGGTACAATGAAAAGTCTTGCGGACGTTTCCGCAGGTCTTGGCGTTGATATGGGGCGTATTATTCTAGCTTATGGACAGATAAGAAGCGCAGGTGTGTTAAGGGGACAGGAATTACGTCAGTTGACAGAAGCTGGTATTCCTGCATTGGATTCATTGAGAAAAAAACTGGAAGAAGTAAGAGGTGTGGCTCAAACTACTGATGATGTGTTCAACGCCATATCAACACGTCAGATTCCTTTCGAGTATATTCGGGAGATGTTTACCACAATGACGGAAGATGGTGGTATGTTCTACAAGATGCAGGAAATACAAGCCGCATCTTTGAAAGGTATGGTAAGTAACCTTGCCGATTCATACAAGATTATGATGAATGACATAGGCGAGGCGAATGATTCCGTTCTGAAAGGTATCGTTGGAAGCATAATCGATGCGATGAACAACTGGAGATATTTCTCTAAAGCAATAGAGGGCGTTGCTGTAGGATATGCCGCATTAAAGGGATTACAGCTAGCTAGAACAGCCATGCTTGGTAAAGAAGTTGTCGCAACAACTAATGCTATTAAGGCTGAGAAATTACGGGAAGCCCAATTGCTTAAACAGGCTGCGATGTACAGAACGCTCACTACTGCCGAGAGATGGAAGATAGCGACAGCGTCAAAACTGTCTGCCGTAGAGATAGTTGCTGCCGTTAATTCGGGAAAGATGTCGGCAGAGATGGCTAAACGTATTCTTGCCACGAATATGCTGACACAGGCTGAACGGCATCTTCTTGTAACAGAACTTAAACTGACAGGTGCGGAAGCTGCAAGAATGTTGTCTATGACAAAAACGACAATGTTGATGAACAGATTCAAACTGGCAACATTCGGTTTGACAAATTCATTGAAAACATTGTGGCTTACGATAAAGGCTAATCCGCTTATGACAATACTTACCGTTGCAGGTCTTGTGGCGGAAGCGTTTCATGTGATGTCTGCACGTTCGGAAGAGTTCAATCAGAAGATAAAGGATAGTGCAAAGTCTTTCCGTGAATCATACAGTGATTTGCAAAAAGACCTTGACAAGATAAACTTCGATAAACTTACCCCGGAAAACCTTGAACAGCTTGACACGAAACAGTTGCAGTCGTATGAGGAAACACTTACTGGAGTATTGTCAAAATATGGCAATATAGGGCAATATATAGTACAAAACAGCAAGAAGATAGATGATCAGAAATCACGTGTGGAATATCTGCAAAAGTCAGCATCGGAACTAGAGCAGGTTTATAAGCGCGCTGCCGAAAATGCGGATATAATGTTTAAGGCGGATAAGGCAACATCTACGGGTGTATTTGGAGATTCATTCTCTGATATGCTTAAAGATTACGAGGAATCGTCTGTAAAACTCACTTCGGCAAGTAAGGATATAGAAGAGTTTCGTGGTCAGATAGTACAGGCATCCAAGGAGATTATAAACATGGGTAAGGGTACTAAGGAATGGAGAAACGAACTTACCGAACTGATAAACAAAGGGGCTTCGGCAGCTACTATTGTAGAGAAGATACGTTCTTTGGCTGAAACGTCAGGAGATGCACGGACATTTGAAATATTCAAGAACAAAGCCCATTTTGACAGTGAGGAATTGTTGAAGGAGTATGAGAAATTGAGGATGGGCATCACGGATGAAGTAAAAAAACTTGAATTATCCTTTAATTTATTTGCAAAATATACTGAGAAAAAACTTAAAGATGTATTTGGCAATATAGATGTAAAAAACCTTACTGATGAGCAACAGAAACAATTAAAGATACATCTTGATGAATTTGCAGTAGCTAATGAATTAGGGGAAAATGCTAGAAAGAAATTAAACGAACTGGCAAAAGAAAGATGGCGTATTCAATTTGAACTTGATGATAGGGAAGCCCAAGCAGGATTGACAGGATGGAAGAAATCTCTTGACGAGATTACAGGAAAAGCGTGGACTATAACAATCAAAACGTCAGATATAAAGACTGTAGAAGATTTCTTTAATGCCGTAAAAAAGGAATATAAGGATTCAAAAAGTACGATAGAAAACTATAAGAGAACTATTGATAAATTTACCAAAGAGGGAAAGCTGAAAAAAGTAGGTGATAAATACCAAATGACAGGATTGGTAGATCCCGAAGAACTTGAAACATTAAGACAAATAATAAGCGAGTTTAACGCTGCCAACGAAGCGATGTCAAAGGCTACGGGAACAGCAAAACGATTCAACCTTGAACTGGAAAAGCAGAAGAAGGAAGGGAAAAAAAGAGATCCTCTTGCTGACCTTTGGAAAAACAGATTGTCATTGCTTGAATCCGCCTATTCCAAGTTCAAGGATTTGAGCATTAACATAGGTAAGGAAGAAGCCAAAAAGCAGATTGAAGCCATATACGGTTCACAGGCGTTAAAACTTGGCGTGGATATTGTATATGACAAACAGGCTATTGTTGACAATTACAACAAGGCTGCAAAGGAATTGGAAACACGTGTTCCACAGGATGCGGTCAAGAACGCAAGGAAAGCTGCCGAATTGTCCTCTGAAATTTATGTTGAAGCAGCCAAGAAGGTGATGAAAAGAATTACGGATGAGTTTGACAGATACAAGAACAAGTATGACTTTTACAGTGACATACTTGGAATAACAGGTGATTCCGAACTTGCCTTAGATCTTGCCGTTCAGTTTAGCGGTGACACATCTACTATGGCTGAAAGTTTTGCAGCAGGCATATATAACAATCTGCAATCCGCATTGGCAGGAATGAATCTTGACCTTGGCGTTTCTGTTGTGCCCGACACATCTTCATTCACCTCAATGAACCAGTATATAAATCAGATACAGGAAGCAATTAAGTGGAATAAGAATATCGGAGAAGATCAGAAAGAGGTTATACAAGGAATGATTGACGCATGGAAAGGCTATTTCGGTGAGATGGCAAAGCAGTATGCGAATGACCTTGAAAAATATGGTGACTACTATACACAGGTTGATATTATCAGGGAGAATTACCGAAAAAGAATTGAAACGGCAAAGGGTATGGGCAACACTTCATTATCTTCCGCGTTGCAGAAAAGTGAAGAAATGGACTTGTTCAAGCTGACCACAGACTATCAGAACTTCTTCGGTGCTGTTGAAGCGATGTCTATGGAGGCTGCAAATACCGTAGCTGACAAGGTAAGGGAAATGCTCAACAGTGCGTTCAGGTCTGGTGCTATCAGCGCAAAGGAATACATGAAGGAACTTGAACGTGTGGACAAGCAGATAGAGAAGATGATGAAGAACAACCAGTCTGACTTTCAGACGTACATGAAAGATGGGATTGAAGGTCTGTATAATAAGCGTTATGATGCAGGAAAGTCAAAGATGATGGCAGGCATGAATGATATGCAACAGGCTATGGCTGACATAGAAAATGCTTCCAAGGCATACGAGGACGCAATGAAGAACGGTGATGAAGAAGCTGCCAATGCCGCTTTGAGTGCCAAGTCGGAAGCCGAATCAAGATACAAGAGCGGACAGGAAGCTGTCAAGACTGGTAAAGGAATGATGGCTGCCGCACAAAACGCTTTGCAGACGGTAAATCTTATCGACTTTATCATAACCAACATATACAATGCCATAAGGGCTATACAGCAGATAATAGCATCCGTGTCCAATCTTATGGATTCTATGGGTAAGGATACTGACAGCGGCTTTATGCGCGAAATGAACCAGTTCTCGGAGGCTATGGGAGTTATGAACGAAGGCGTGAAGAAATCATGGGATTCATTTAAAAGCGGTGACCTTTTTGGCGCAATAGGCTCGGCTATATCAATGCCGCTTGACGTTATTGCAACGTTTAACAGGCAGCATGACAAAAGGCTTCAAAAGCATATAGAGAATCTTGAATTTGAATCAAAGAAGTTGACCAATATCTATAATATGCTTGAAAAGGAATTTGAGCACATTATAGACCCGGCAAAACTTGATGAGGTGACATCCCAACAGGTTTCCAACCTAAAAGAACAGTTGCAAATTCAAAAGGATATTCTAGCAGCCGAAGAAGATAAGAAAAAGTCAGATAGAGAAAAAGTAGAAGATTACAAACAGACAATAAAAGAATTGGAGTATGAGATAAGATATTATACGGAAACGCTTGCCAGCGAATTGTACAGCATTGACTTGAAAGACTGGGCTAGCCAGATAGGTGACGCTCTTGTCGAAGCATGGCTGAAAGGTGAGGATGCTGCAAAGGCTTATAAGGACACTGTGGCAGACGTTATGAGAGATGTTGTTAAGAGTTGGGTACAGCAACAGTACATAGAAAAGGCAATGCAACAGGTACAGACCACATTGTTCGGAGCAGACGGTAAAGGTGGTATGTTTGCAGACAACAAGATAGACAAGGATGAACTTATAATACTAGGAAATGTAATGGGTTCATTGGAATCAGCCTTTGCGGAAGCTGGAGGTGTAGTCAATGAGATAAACAATGCACTAGGCGGAATGCTTACCGAAACAGAGGAAAATGCGGAAGGTCTGTCCAATGCCATTGCAGGAGTTGACGAGAATACATTCAACCAGGCATTGGGTTATCTTAACGGAATGAGATACGAAATGGTTGTACAAAGCGATCTACTCCGTCAGTTGGTATCGTTAAACGGTGGTTCGGCAGGAACGGGAGGAACGAACATGACAGCAATACAGCAGTCACAGTTGGAGGTTCTCACCCAGCAGCTTGCCGCAACTATGGCGATAAAGACAGCACTCCTAAGTGTCGTTTCCATTGCCCCAAGGTCAGGCGGAAATGCGATAAAGGTTATAATTGACTAAAATAAACGCCCTGCTAGCTTCACAGTCGGCAGGGCGTTTGAGATTGATTATGAACAAGGCATTAATGAACAAATGAATTTCATTACAAAAATTTAACATATAATATTTTATAATATCGTTATATAGTATTACATTTGCACCATACAGGGATAGGAACGGAGTAGCTACCTTCCGACAAGCCGAAGTCAGTACGGTTTCCCTGTTCTCCTTTTTACTGGCAAAACATAATACTGGCTAATATGCAATTAGTTTATAAATTTGACATCAACCATTCCGACAGGCTTTGCGCTATCTGCCGTGTTACGAACAACCTGTACAACCAGGCGTTGTATATTGTCCGTAACGAGTTGAAGGATAACGACAGGTGGCTGTTCTATCCCGACTTGGACAGGATAATGAAAAACGTCACCAACCTTGAAGGTACGGTAAATTACAGACTTGTGAAATCACACGTAGCCCAACAGACATTGCGCGTGCTTGACAAGGCAATGAAGGGATATGTCAAGGCAGTAAAGGACTGGTCCAAGAATCCCGGGAAGTATAACGGTAAGCCCGAACTGCCATGCTATCACAAACGTGGTGGGATGAGCAATGCGATATATACCAACCAGTCGTGCAAAATACATGACGGGTATATAATCCTTGACCGTGACTTGAAAATACCCGTTCCGCAATGGGAGAAGTACAAGGACAGAATCGAACGGTTCAAACAGGTTAGGATAATTCCAAAACGTACATACATGACCGTGGAGGTTGTATATGATTGTGTCTGTTCGGATAATGTCGGTACGGGTATGGCTTCGATAGACTTGGGTGTGAACAACCTTGCCACGCTAGTGTGCGGATGCAATGCGCTTCTGTTTTCAGGAAAGGTTGTCAAGTCATATAACAGATGGTTTAACAAAACATTGTCCATGCTGCAATCCATAAAGGACAGGCAGGGAATAGATAAACTGACAAACAGGATGAGAAAGATGTATGAGAAACGTGAACGGTTTATGAATGACGCGATGCACAAGACAAGCAGGCGTATCGTTGATTATCTTGTATCACACCATATAGGCACTCTTGCTGTAGGCTACAACAAAGGATGGAAGCAATCCGTCAATATGGGCGGAGTAAACAATCAGAAGTTTACATTCATCCCTTTTGCGAGGTTGAGAAGCTGCCTTAGATACAAGTGCGAGCTTGCAGGTATCAACTATATCGAACATGAGGAAAGCTACACTAGCAAATGTGACGCCCTGTCTATGGAGGATATATGCAAGCATGATAGTTATCTCGGCAAGCGTGTTAAGCGAGGACTGTTCAAGTCGGCAGTTGGAAAGGTTATCAATGCCGATGTCAACGGTGCGCTTAATATTGGCAGAAAAGTATTCGGTGATTCATTCATGATAGCCGATAGTGGGCGTTGGTATCGCCCTGAACGGGTTAACGTTTTAAAATGTGTGTGAAAATGCACATTAATGCCTGAACAAAAAAAATCCACCTAACTTGAGGTGCTTAGCGGAATCGAACCGCTGTTGTCGGTTTTGCAGACCGTTGACTAAACCACTCATCCAAAGCACCGATTGTGATGCAAATATAGAAAAATAATTTGTGAAGTTGATTGTTTTTTAAATATTTTTTTCTAATTTTGCATTAATTGAAAATTGAACGGATGTCTATATCTAAATATTTTATAAAGAAAGGAAGCGATACGGCAAAGGATTTGTATGCCACATACAGGCTGTATATACTTGAAAGCAAGGGATTATGGGATTTGCCGACAAGAAAGGAAGCCTATGCCGAAAAATGGTATGGCAAGAACGGTCAGAAGGTGTACGAACCTGTCACGCCTGTTTACCAGCCAACGGAAGGGAGCATAACATTTGCCGCTTTGGGAGATGTGGAAACGGTAAAGACTAATATCCGTTCGTTCTATTCATATATAACCAATGTGATACCTGCCACTCCAGGTACGCCTTACGGTTCTTCTTCATTCTCTATATGGAATGATATATGGGGCGAATCGGCAAAACAGGTGATAAGATGCACTGGTTTTGAAACAGGCGCAAAGATGAGTTATCAGGACGTTCAGGACTTGCAGAACCCGGATAAACTTGTGTCTGCATATACATTTTCGTTAAATTTCAGTATTGACCAACCAGCGATTTAAAGACCAATGATTTTACAGATTAAAAGAGGAAATAAAGTTGTTGCGGAAAGTGCTGATTTTTCATACAGCCCGTCTTTGCAGGAAGTAAGAAAATTGACTTGTGAAGTCGTTTCCGTTGTTCCGATAGAGTTCAAGACGTATAACTCAAAGAGCGAATCGGAATACGATACAGTCGTATATAATGGTAATACATTCATCCTGTACCAAGCCCCATCGGGAGATAATCTTAATGAAGCAGGAAAATACAAATACTCTCTTCTGTTTTACGGTAAGGAAGTATTGTTGCAGAATGTGGCGTTTCTTGACATAGTAAGCGGAACAGGTGGTGAGATAAACAAGATAAGATACACACATGGCGGTCTGTTCCAGTTCTGGGGTGACGCAAAACAACTTGCAGCACGTATAGAAGCGAATATACAGTCTTACAATGCGTCATTGGGTGCAGGATATACAGGCATTGGCACATGGACGCTCAATGTGGATGCGGAAGGCGAACTGACGGAGGATATGATTGATATAACCGATGGGACCAACCTGTTTGAAGCATTGAAGAACTTCTATGACAAGTTTTATCTCAATTATTACTTCTCAACGACAGCGAACGGTGGGATAATAACCATTACGGACAAGACAAGACCGTCCGTAAACTGGACATTCAAGCAGGGTGACGGTGGGGGTGCTGTAAAAGTTTCCTCTTCCGTAGATACAAGCACACCTGTCATAACCCGAATCATACCACAAGGTGGAAGCAGGAACGTTCCTCCCGAATACAAGAAAGACGCTAAGCCTGCCGATGAATCACGCTATTGCCCGTACATCCTTCTTCCGAATGATTCTGACGGGAATATAAGATATTATATTGACAGCGAATACGGATTGAAGAACTATGGTGTGAGAGGAAAAACCATATCAAACACGTTCAGTGGGATATACCCTTCCATCAGAGGGAAAAAACTTGGCGATCTGTACCCGTCAGGACTTCCAGAATGGGATACATACAAGGCGGATGGAGAACCAGACCCTCAATCGGGTAAGGTGGCAGGTGAGGGTGCTAGCGCATCTACACGGATAGACAAGATTATCGGTTCTACTCCTATAAAGAGTGATGATAGTGACAGTTTCTTCATTTATATGACCTCTCCTGGATTCAACCTAGGATACAAGGTATATGAGGACGGTGATTCATCCGACAAGATAAACGACAATGTGCAGCCCCAGTACAAACCCCATGCTATGTTTGACAAGTACAGGGATTTCGAGAGTTTTGATATATATGGTACAAGGGCATATTATGATCAACCTGTAAAGGTTACTGCCACATTCTCAGGAAAGATGCTTTTCAGCATATTACCTATAGGAAGTGATGCTGTAGGGAAAAAGGTGAAGATTAACCTACGTATGGTTTTAAACCGTGTATTGGGTCAGGCTTCTCCTTTGAAAGAGGTTGTAATTGGTGAGGAAGGTGCTACTGGTATGCTTGAAATACCTTACGACAAGACCGCTCTTGTAGGATATATAGAAAAAGGTCAGAATACGACAGTCACCATACGTGTTGAGTTCACGTTTGATTCTGATATCCCTGCCGAAAGCTGTAAGATAGGCTTTAGTGAGGAAATGACATGCAACATACATTTCGGTAATCAGGACGGTTCACAGGACAGGTTCTATTATAAATACGCTTCTGTAACGGACGCGGTGTTCAGTATGCGTACAGGAACTTATACAGGAACGGAATTTAAGATAAACAAAAACGGTATTATTCCTCTTTATGGTGAAGTGAACGGTGATACGGGGGAAACGGAAGAGGATGTTGCCATGTTCAACAAGGGGGCACGATATAAAATATCATGTTACAGAACAGATAGCGACAATGCCAAACTTCCCCTTTATACGGATGGTAAATCTCCTTCAATTGCAGCAGGAACGGAGTTTGTCATTCTGAATATCGTCATGCCCGAATCTTATGTGACAATGGCTGAGAATACGCTTGAAAAGGCGGCTCTTGACTACCTGTCAAGATATGACCATGAGAACCGAACCGTTTCACTTGACATATCTAGCGGATTTGTTGCTGAGCATCCTAACCTTTTTATTGACTTCATAGAAGGAAATATGCTTAAGGTAAGGGATGATGGAATAGGCGTGTTCGATTTTTCTGATAACGGTCAGATAGTGGATATGCAGTTGCAGATACAGTCTTTGGAGATTAAATATTCCAAGGATAATATGTTCCCGTCATATTCATGCACCATTGCAAGAAGAAAGATACTGTCTTTCTATGAACGGTTGGCACAGGAAAATCAAACGGCTTCAACGCAGAATACGACAAATGTAACATTAGGCGGAACAGGAACAGGAAGCGGAACAGGAACAGGAAGCGGTGGCGGCGGTGATGTCACCAATGCCGATCATGCCAATTCCGCATATACGCTAGATGAGGACACACCTGTACATAACTGGTTCTTATCCGCGCTGAACGATGATGATGCGCAAGGCATAATCAATTTTCTTAAAGGTCTGAAAATATCCGGGAATTTGGTAAGCCGCATTGTGAAGCAGGGTGACAAGGATGTTACCTACACCGATGAAGACGTGATGAGCGCATTGCGTGTAATGACTGAGATAGAGAACAGTGAGGAGAAGCTGAAAGAGATATTCTTGCGGAAGGACGTGGCGGATTCCACTAAATACTTGTTATCCTTATTGGGCGGAGTTTTGATTAAGAAATATGCCAAGTTCGGTGATTTCGTTACTGGTGTATCAGGTGGATACATAGACGAAAAGGGTGACATGGAAATGGGAGGCGGCGTTTTCCGTAAGCGTTTGTTTGTGCCTGAAATAGCCTATAACCGTACAACCTATTTCAAAGGACGTATGGTAAACTCCCCCGGTGGTGGTTGTACCGTATTGTCATACGTGGATAACGGCGATGGAACCTACACCATCACTCCCGATCTGACAGATGCGGACGGATTGAGCCAGTTTGTTGATGATATCCTTACCACCTATTTTGTGACTAAGAATAGCGAAGGCAAACTGAACGGTTTTGAAGAAATGAAATTCCGTGTGACTGCCGCAGATTATACCGCCAAGAAGTTTACTGTCATTCCCCGTCCGGGGCATTCTGACTGGAAACCTGCCGAGCAGATGGTATTGGCACAAACAGGTAACTTTACGGATCAGGAACGTCAGACTTATATACTTATTGATTCAGTCAACGGAAACAACTGTATTACATTCTTTGACAATGCCAACACTTGGGACCCGGAGCCGGCGCAGATGCCTGCGTGGTTCGGTAAGAAAAAAGGCATGACTGTAGCCGGTATTAATGCGGACAATTACTCAGCCGTTCTTCAAAACATTATCATGACCGGGCTTATCTTTCAGGTGGATGAGATCACCGGAAAGACAGTGCGTGTTCCGTTGGATAAAGGTAAATGGGTTGCAGGTAAATACGCCTATTATGACCGGGTGTCACACAACGGGGCTTTGTGGTTGTGTGTTGATGATAACGGAACGACAACAGAACCGTCAGATGATAACCCGGCATGGCTGAAACAAGTGGCGGAAGGGCAAAAAGGTGATCCTGGTCTGTCTGTAATAGGTGGCGGTCATTGGGAATCCGCCAATACCCCATACAAAGCCAATACAATGGTCACTCTTGCCAACTGTGTCTTTATATCCAAGGTGGAAACCTCCAATCCTCCCATCAGAATATTGCGTATCAAAGGCGGCAATTTCTTAAGAAAGAAGGATGGCGGTTACTATCTTGCCGGGAAACCTGCCGACTGGGAGGTTAACGAGGATTGGGATATGTTGCTTGACGGGCGTGAGCTGAAAGGCGAGAGCATCACCTTCCTGGGTGAATTTGCCACGGCTCCTGCCAATCCGAAAAATGGTGATTCATACCGTAACACAACTGACCGCGCCACCTACATCTATCAGGACGGAAGATGGCAGCTTATGATATCGGACGGGAAAGACGGTAAGGACTATGAGTATATATACACAAGAGGCAATATCATAGATAATCCTCCCGAAAAGCCCGACAGCCAGCAGCAGGATTATTATATCCCCGAAGGCTGGACGGATGATTTTGTTGGTGTGGACGCAGACCATCAGGTTGAATGGGGTTGCAAGCGTTTCAAGGAAAACGGTGTATGGTCAGAGTTCAGCACTCCTGCCGTGGTGCATCGCTGGAGTAAGGACGGGGAGAATGCCATCATGGCGGACTTCGATAACGAGATGGTCAATGCAGCCCTTACTTCAGATGGGGAGGTCGTATCTTCACAGATTTGGAATACAACTGTCAGCATGTGGTACGGAACGGAGAAACTCACTCTTGACAGCATCACCTGTACACCGGACACCGGTCTTACATGTACCACGGACAAGAATACGGGAGTGGTGACAATATCGGTATCTGCCGGAACTACTCTTGCTGCGACAAACACGGTGAAGATCACAATCAAGGCTACAAAGAACGGGCAGCAGTATTCCCGTGATCTTACGTTCACTGTAGCCGGGGTCCGTGGAGGTGCGGACGGTTCAGATGCCGTGCTATACAGTATAATCGTTTCTGCCACTTCTGTAAGCAAGGACAAGAATGGGAAATACAGCGTGTCTTCCGTATCATGTTACAGGCAAAAATCAGTGGGTGGCGTGATCTCCACCACAACGGACGGTACATTGAAATACAGCATAGACGGTGGAACAGAAACTACCATAAACAACAATACAGCCATATCAAGCGGAAACTTTACGAAGACATTGAAGTTTATCTTTTACGTGAATGACCAGATAGTGGATGTTGAAACCGTTCCCATGCTTTCTGATGGAAAGGATGGTGCTGATGGTGAGAGCATCACAGCCGCAGGTCATTGGGGATCCGCCAACACTCCGTATGCGAAAAACAGCACAGTATCGTTTGCCGGAGGATCTTACTTAAGCAAGGTTCAGACTTCCAATCCACCGCTTCCGGTACTTCGTGTGAGAGGTGGGCGTTACCTAAGGAAGAAAGATGGCGGTTACATACTTTCCGGGAAAAGGGCTAACAGGATTGTGAATTCAGATTGGCAGGAAATGACTTCCGGTGTCGAACCGTCCGCTTCGTATTGGCTTGACAGCCCGGTAAGCACAATAAACTTTACCAGTACGGGCACACCGTCACCGTCAGCGTTTGTCGTTACCATGAAACAGAATGTAGGCGGTAATGTGAGCGATACGAACAGGTTCTATCTTGCTGCACGGAAATACAACGGAAACTGGCTGACTCACGTAGGTGCTACCCTAAGCAATCAGATATCCGTACCAGCGACAGCCGGATACACCCAGTTTGCCGTCCGGGCTTATCAATCCGCATCGGACGCGAACGCATGGAATGACAATTATGTCGCTGAAAAAGGTGTGGGGGTTGCTAAAGACGGAGCCATAGGAGCAACTGGAGCAACAGGGGCGTTTCCCCGTGACAGAGGTGTATGGGTTTCCGGACAGACTTACGTCTGGAATGCGGATTACCGGGATAAGGTCATATATCTGATAGAGGGAGTTTATTATAATTTCCTTGTAAAGAATTACGGTGCTTCCGTTACCGCTGCACCCACATCAGCCAACGGGGATTCGAACTGGGAAGCTATGCAGAAGTTTGTGAATATCGCTACTGACACCTTGTTTGCCGATGGTGCGAATGTGGCCGGATTCATGTTCAAAAACAATGTGCTTAAATCCCACAACGATGAAGGTGAAACTCTTCTTATCAATGGCGTAACCGGGTATTTCAAATGTAAGAATGCAGATATCACCGGCGTGATTACGGCGGATAGCGGACGTATCGGTCCGTTCTCCATTGCTTCGGGGATGTTGTCCTCAAAAACTCTTTATGAGAATGAAACAAATAAATACGTCGGTTTCAATTTGTCTGCCGGACAAATTGAGTTTTATAACGAAAGGACATTTGCAAACGTAAGAATCGGGGGGAACACGCAGTTTGTCACCATTGAAGGGATTAAGTATGATGCTGGAATTGACATACAGAGTCCAAATGCCATGATCGGAATGCACATCAAGACACCGAGCATTCCTCTATTCGTGGAGGGGGGTAACATTTTCCTTCATCCGAACAATGACAGCTATGTTTCTCTTCGTGGCATAGTGGGCAACTGGAGGAACATATCCGTCAGCACCTCCCTGAATAACAATGATGACAATGTGATGTTTCTTAATACAGGTAATATAGAAGTAACACTTCCTCCGGATGTTCCGGGACATACCATATACTTCAAACGTATGAGCGGCGGAGTAAGATTGACAGGAGGACGGATCCTGCCTGCTTCCGGAGGAAAAGAGATGTCCTCCATTGATCTGGATTATGCGTCCGGATTCGTTAAATGTATGGGTAATTATTGGGTTATGTTTTATTGCGGATAATTTAAATATAAAGTATGAGAATAAATTTTGCACAATTCCCTATTTATGATGGGATTAAAAAAGAAAAGCTTATAGCCAGTAACATCACTGAGGCTTTCGGTGACTGGATATATAAGAACGTAGCGGGCTTGAAGGCGCATCTCCTTGCGGAGAAAATCTTCAAGTCGACTGTAGATGGTGTGGAACTTGACGAAGAGGAGGTGGATATCATAAGACGTTCTACCCCTATGTTGTCCGGTTTGCTAGCCGATTCGTTGAATGATTATCTGGATAAAAAGAAGGAGGAACAACATGAAGATTGAGAATTTGGAACGCGCCAGCCAAATCAATGACGAACTGGCGAAACTGAAGCTGGCTAAGGAAACGTTGAATAACGGAGGCTATGTCCGTATCTACAGCAGCGCCCGGTCAAGTGCCGGATGCGTGGAACTGGATATAGCAAACTTCAATGGCGAGGTGAGCACGTGTATTGATAACCATATCGCTGAACTTGAATCTGAAATAGAAACGCTATGAAAGAATTATGGCAATTAATCAAGATGCTGTTCTCAAGCAAGCCGGGTGATTTTGATACTCCTGAGCTGCTTGCCATGAAGCATTATCCTTTCAAGGGATACCGTTTCATGATGTGGTGCGGACGGATGATATACCGTGCCGAGAACAAGGAGAACATAGATAGGTATATGCAGACCTATGCGGGTAAGGAAAGCCTGACGCACGAAACCATACACCTGCGTCAGGCACAGGTTATCGGCTCATGGGTAAAATACTATTGGCGGTATTTTGTCGAGTGGATCAAGGGAAACCCTATCTGCCATCCTGCGAGTTCAGCGTATTATACCATTCCGTATGAAATGGAGGCGTATGCCAACGAAGGCAATCCGGATTATCCCGTGAACTATAACGGGAACAACCTTTCCCGGTACAAGATAAAAGGTGGCAGGAAGAAGCTGTACAAATCGGTTGGCGGCACTTCTAAAGCGTGGAAAACTTATATAAGAACTTTATAAAATTGAATATTATGAGTAATTTGAATTTTGAAAATATAGTTGGCTTCAAGGCTGTAGATAAAGACGGTAACGAGCAGAATGTGACAGTAGATGAAATGGTGGACATGGTTTCCACAAGAATGGTTATGGCTTTGTCAGAAACTTCAACATTTGCTGCCGCTGCGGCAACAGGAAATGACGTGTATGAGAATGAACTTCCGACAGTGACGGATGCTGCAAATGTAAGAGTTTTACAAAGTAGCGGAGATGCGGCAAAAATGACGATGCAGTCGCTTGCATCAAAACTGGGAG